CTGATCGTTTCATCAAGGAAGAAAGCGAATTTGATTACAATGCCTTTGAATCTCAGGTTCAATTTAAGATTCACACCGACAGACACTACATCCAAAACCTGGAAGGAAGGGTTGCTTTCTTTGGTGCTGCTGCAAAAGGTTGTGTCTATCTCAATGCTCTTGGCTTGAACACCAACAACATGCCTGACACATACATTGTGGATGACACGATTGCAAAACAGGGCTACTACGTTGGCGGCACGGGTTTCCAGATTAAAGATCGCTTGTACCTCTTTGATGATCAACCGGAGAACTTAATTATCTTGGCGCATAACTTCAAAGATTACATTACACAAACATTGCGCCCGCATTACAAGGGCCGTATTATTACAATGTTTCCAGACATTACCGTTGACGAGTATCAGCCATGAGCAGTGTTAGTTGGGAAAAACCTTCCAAGCCCCTCACCAAAATTATTGAAGAGTATAACGTCAATGGGTTTGAAGCTCCTGGTGGCACTGACAAGAACACCATCCACAACTACACCGGAATCTACGAGCACATCCTCTCGCCTTATGTGAAGCGGGAGGGTCAGCTCCTCGAGATTGGTGTGCAGCATGGTGGCTCGTCACTGCTGTGGCAAAAGTACCTGCCCAAGTTCACGATCTGCATGGTTGATATCCATGACATTGTGAACCCACGGATCTGGGACTTGATGGATCAAAACAAAAACGATTACGCATTTTATGAAAACAATGCGTATGACAAAGGTTTTGTGAAGCAATTAGCTGAGGAGTGGGGCGATTTTGACGTCATTATTGACGATGGTCCTCACACGCTTCAAAGCCAGCTGTTTGCCGTGGAGCACTACCTGCCACTGCTTGCCAAGGGTGGTGTCTTTGCCATTGAGGACATCCAAGATATTCGTCACGTCACCGATCTAAAGAATGCAGTACCTGACGAATTAAAAGACAATGTCAAGGTCTATGACGTCCGCAATACCAAGGGACGTTATGATGATGTCATCTTTACTGTTACTCGGTAAACCCAACTTTGCAGTTGGGCTTTCCTACTTTTAACAAAAGGATAAGGGTGTGAAACTAAATGTGGTGTTCCATTTAATGCCATGTTTGTTCTCACACCTATGATCCGTTCTCCCAAAGAATCCGAAATGGCACTCTCCAGTCAGGTCAAGGAATCGGTTGATGCAGCAGCCAGTCACCTGCGTCAGGCGCTAGCATTTGCCGCCCGCACCGAACATCCCGTCACCATCAGCAGCATCACTGATGTGCTGGTGCGACTGGAATCCCTGGAGCAAATGGACCAGATCATCGAGAAGTTTGGCAAGGGCAAAGACATTCCGACAACAGGATTGTTTTAATGCCACGTATTACAAAAGCTCAACGCCTTCAAGATTACTTCTGGAAGCTTGAGAAATTAATTCCCAACCCCGGACCCAACTGGGCTCGGAGTGCAAAACCATGTAAGTACGCTAAAATCTTAGAAGAACGTAAGAGGTTATTGGAACTTGGCAGAGAAGAAGAAGCCTGGTCTTTATGCAATAATGTGAGCAAGCCGCATACAGACCTTGTCTGAGCCCCTTCGCTCTAAATACGCTAACTCCACAAAGCGAGCTTTTTATTTTCCAGATACCAACGAAAAAATCTGTGCTAAATGCAGCGTAAAAACTAGCATAGAAAATTTCTTTAAACACCGTCAAACACAAGATGGTTACCACTCTTGGTGTAAATCTTGCTGCAAAAAAGGAAGCGAAAAATCTAAAGCAAAAAAGTATAGTACATTCGAAGGAAGAGTAACAACTTTTTTAAGAACTTGCAAAAACAGTGCAGAAAAAAGACAACATTCTTTTGAATTAACAAAAGAAATGTTATTAGAAATGTGGGAATTGCAACATGGTATTTGTGCATACACAGGAATTCAAATGACTACTCAACCAAGTAGTGCCTACAGTGTTTCAGTTGAACGTATTGATAGCTCAAAAGGCTACACAAAAGACAACACCGTTTTGGTTTGTAATGCAATTAACAAAATGAAAACAAACCTAGATCCTGTTTTGTTTTTTGAAATGTGTTCAGCTGTAACAAAATTTTTAGGAGATAAAGATGGTAATCTAAATGTAGAGTTTGTAAAATAAATGCCACAGAAGAAACCCGGTGATCCCGGCTTGTATGATGCGATTCGAAAAAAGCGTGAGCGGATTGCTGCTGGCAGTGGAGAAAAGATGAGGAAGCCTGGCGAGAAGGGTGCACCTACCGCCAAAGATTTTAAGGAGTCTGCAAAGACAGCAAAGAAACCAAAGAAGAAGTGATATTGTATTCCAGAGCACTAAAGCTCCAGGGAAATAGTCGAACTCCCTGACACTTCGTTTATTGAAGTGCTTGCGTCAGCGGTAAGGAAGAGAGATCCCGGCGTGAGAAACCGGGATTTTTTATGTATGATATTATCGATAGAGGTCAGGTCCCTGCCTGGATACGCCTGGTTAACTCACAGCCCGATTGTCGGTACGCCAGTTACACCTGATCCATCCCACCCCTACTGCTCTGTCGGTAGGGTGCAGCCAACAGGAATGGGCACTGCGTCGATTCTGGATCGGAAATTTTCGATCGTTGTTGGTTTGCGTTTGAAGTCCTGGGTTTCCAGGCCAGGAGATTGATCACTCCTGCCCGATTGATTCACGGGTGCGCCGGGGACCGATTCGGCAAGCGCAACGGATCAGTAACACCCCCTATGCTTAGCTCCGGGACGCCGGATGATGCACAAACCTGGGGGTCACTGGGTTGAAAGCCAAAGGGAAAGGCACGTGGACAACACATTCAGTAGCTGGTTCGAGTCCAGCTCAACCCCTGGGTGCAACAAGGAACGTTGCATTAAACGAAGGATCCCCTAAGCCACATCGTAGACACACCGGCATTGTTATGGTGAACGTAGGTGGATATCCTCGCCCACTTCACCCAATGCGAGCCAATTGGATAGGACGGCCACCAGCCTGGGTACTGGACGCAGTACTTTCAGTGGATATGGCGATGGGGGTTCGAATCCTCCTTGGGTGTTTTATACTGAACATGTTCCAGATGTAGCGCAGCTTGGTAGCGCAGGTGTTTTGGGTACATCAGGCCGCAGGTTCAAATCCTGCCATCTGGACTTGCTGGATTAGCTCAGTGGCAGAGCAGGGATTTTGTAAATCTCAGGCCAACAGTTCAAATCTGTTATCCAGCTTTTGATATGTGGAGACTCTGGGCTAAAGCGCTGGGCGAGAAAAGCTCACCTCACGACAAAGAAGCAGATGTTATTGCCTGGATCCGCACATTAATATTCATTAGTTATTTAGTTACAAACATGTTTATAATTTCAGGAGTTATAAGACATTGGTCTGATAGTGAGTGCCAAGACCAAACGCATCAGAACTAACCGTCAGAAGTTTCTGGAATATAAACAGACTCTGCAATGCCAACATTGTGGCATAGGCGATCATCGGGTCCTTGAGTTCCATCACCTTGGAGATAAGGACCACAACATTTCAAATATGGTGAGTCAAGGATACGCCTGGCGGCGCATCCAAAGTGAAATAGAAAAGTGTATTCCGTTGTGCTGTAATTGCCATAGGCTTGAGCATTATGTCAAGCCACCACAGAATTCAATTACTTTCTTTTACCATCATTCTTAGTTTTACTTGCAACAGCATTACCACAGGCTTGAGCATTGGAGAGATTAACTATCTAGAGGGTATTCCTAATGCGTATTGAGGTAGTCCAGTTTTTGGCATGCCCTTAGGAAAAATATAAGTCACCGTGCCAGGTGTTATGTTTTTTCCCAGGTGTGATCTGTTTAAAATGTCTGTTGCAGCCGCATTACTTTTTTTATCTTTTAACCAATCTTGTAAAGCGCCGTACATAGGTTGTTGTATTTCACGTTTAATTTCTTCGTGAGTTACATTGGGCCGCAATAGATTATCTTTTTTAGCTTCCTGCATTATTTGATTAAACAAACCCATATGCTTGCCTGCCAATGCGGGGTTTACACCTTCGGCCAAACCTCCAAACTGATTTATTGCTTGTTCAGCAAGACCTGGATTTTCTAATAGTAGTTTGCCCATTGGGCTTCGTAATGTATTACGAATAGCACTTCGAGTAAAGTCAGGACTTTGTCCAACTTGTCCAAGGTAATATAAACCTTCCTGAAATACATTAGGTGTGATGTTTTTTCTAACAGCTTCTTGCGTAAAACGGTCAATAATTTGACGTGCTTGACCACGACTCATGGCAATGTCGCCATAATCAACGGGCAAGTTCTGTAAAGAAGAAGAATCAAAAAATTCCATTACTTTCTTTTACCACCATTCTTAGCTTTACGTGCAACAGCATTGCCGCAGTTTTGCTTGGCATTTTGTTTTGCCGTTGCACCTTTCTTCTTTTTGTTCTTAGATTTAGACATTAGTTGTTCACACTTCCTTACATTTTACTCTGTCAAGTATTTTCATGATATGATTTCATAGTTCATATTTGAATTATGAATACAAAACAATGCACAATGTGCAAAGAAGAAAAATTGTTAGTTGATTTTTACAATGAGTCAAGGGTTAAAGATGGGAAGCAAGCAAGATGCAAAGCATGTCACAAATTAATCACAGACTCATACCGTAAAAATAATTTAGAACTCTACGCAAACGCCAGTAAAAAATACTGGAGCAAATTATCAGACAAAGCAAAACATTCTAAATGGCTTGAACGTTATGGATTAACAGCGGAACAATACACTGAATTACATACAGCACAAAATGGTTGTTGCGCTATTTGCAATCGACAATGTATTTCAGGACAAAATTTATCAGTTGACCATTGCCATAAAACAAATAAAGTCAGGGGGTTGTTATGTAAAAAATGCAACACCGCTTTGGGCATGCTTGAAGATAACATTGATTATCTTCAAGCAGCCATTGATTACCTAAGAGTTTCTAAGGGTGGCTTTGATGAACCATGCGGCTTTAAAAGCCGCACCACATAAATCTGCCATGTAATTTTGAATATCAATTGCACCAATTTTTGCTGCAATCGGCTCTAGTTTTTTGGTTTTCATGCCAAGCTCTTCAAGATTTTTATAATACACAGCAAGCATGTCTGTGTTCTTGTAACTATTAACACGTTGAATGCCTGGTGAAGCATCTGCTAAACCGCATCCACACATTGGCATCAGATAGTCCATACTTCTGATAAACTCAGCAAGCTTGTCAAACTGTTCAAGATGTGCTTGGTACTGGTCTCCAAGGAACCCATGGAGACCAATAAAGTTTGGACCTTCAATATTGAGATGGATAAGGTGACTTTGTGTCTCAAGTTCCTTGATGTAAGCGCAGAGGGAGATGCACTGCTGAATGAAGGACCCGACATCACCATTCTTTGATTTACCAGGAGCCTTAGGTTTTGCCTGGGGCTCCATGGGAGGTGCTTCTGGAGCAGGGGGTTGCATCTGTTGAGGCGCAGGAGTATACATAATTTTTTGTCAGTAATTCCAGTTTATCAAAGAAGTATTGCAATTAAATCAACGGCTAATTTCCTGCCAGTTGACAGCTGCATGCAGCGTGGATGTATTGGTGCTTGCAGAAGCAACCAATGACAGTTCGTAAGGTGTGTTTGTTAACCCATTGCGTTCCAGCTGGAAAGTAAAAAGGGCTTCCTTCAGGATGTCAACAGCAGAAGTGGATTGATTGCTGGCAGAAAAGTAGCCTTGCGCAAGGACAGATCCACCAGATGTTGATGTACCACTGATGTTGTATTCAACGCCAGAGTTTGCGCCTGCACTTTGCCAAGACCCACCAGATGTTGTGGCGCTACTAAGGATTTGCCATACGTAGTTTGCAGTTCCACCTGCAGCCATCAATGAAATGGCATTAAGGATAACAATGGCATCAAGTTCAGACGCTTTAAGTCGCAAGGAAACAATTGGATAGAATGTCCCAGCTGTCGCCATGTTGTAGGGTGATGTGATTGCGGTACCAATGCCTTGGGGTTTACCACGCAATTCATATCCACCCTCCGAAATAACAGTGGAACAAATTTGTTTTAATGTACTGCTGCTTGCAGCAGCAGATGTATTAACAATTTCATAACGTAAAGGAAGAGAAGCTGTGGTGATATAAGTTGAATCAATTAAGTTGGCATGATTAAACGAATGGCAGTGCACAAACTTACCATTGATTACAAACCCAGTCCTTACGGTACCAAGACCCAGCCATTCAATATCCATCCACATGATCTGAGCTTTTGCCAGATCTAGTGTCAACCTGGAACGACCAGTACCATCCAACTTGTCTGCATTCCACTGGGACTGAGGAACCCGAGTTTCTGACAACGTGCCTGACACGGAACTACGCTCAACAAATGCAGGGGCAGCTACACCGCTTACTTCTAAATAGATGCCGTTGTTTGCACCGTAGTAACCAACACGTTGACGCAGCCCAGCCTTTTGTGCATTCATTACAAAGGTTGAAAGCACGAGTAGTGATTTGCCTGGTTGATAAGAGAAAACTTTTGTTGTTTCTCTAACAACTTCAGAACCAGATGCTGTTGTTACGTTGAGTGTAACAAGGCCTGCATTGGCATCAAAGACTGCATTACCACCGGTTCCACTAGATGTAGCCCACAGTCCATTGTCGCGATAACGATGGCTGGAGTCAAACAGCGTAAGAGGTGTACTGGCACGGAAACGCCCAAATGCATCGGAGCTTGTGCCCCCCGCCTGGATGTAGACAACCTCACCTGTTGTGGTTGCAATCTCTAACGGTTGACCACTGCAAGTTTTAACTTTAACTACGTCATATAAAGTTGATTCACCTGATTCTCTATAAACTGGCATGATACTGCTACATTTTCTACCATTCTATTTCGTGTCACTTTTGTTGTTTTTGATTTGTTCATGTTGCCAGTCGGCTCGCAAATAACCGTAGTCCCGTGGCTCAGTAACCGCTACATTTTTTGTGCCGCACACCCCACAAGTACCAAGGTGCATAGTTGAGCAGAGATCAGGCGGCCCAATGTACACACCTTTTTTGTACCAGGAACCATAAGCCATTCCGCAGCTGTGGCACACCCAATCTGGGTATTTAGTTTTTGGCATTGCTCTGGATTAGATCAGCGAGTTCTTTGGCGTTGTCGTATTCTTTCTTAACAAAATCTAAAGCTTGCAATGCGGCAACTGTGAATGCTTCATAGATTTCAGCACCAGTCAATTCATTTTGGAACTCAGCAATTGTATCTGCAAAGTACTCAGCTGCTTTTTGTTTGTATATATTGTTACCTTCATAGGGTTTATCCCAGAAGGATTTCCAATCTGGCACTGCATAAACAGATGACACAGCATTAGTGCTGTCGTGCATCTTCTCGCGTGAATCTTTTGTTACCAATGGTTCATCAAATTCTGCAACAATTTGATGAGTGCGATACCAAATTTGCCAATCTTTGATGGCATCAAGAGGTTCGTGTGGATGGTCCATAAGAGGAAGGGACGTTCCACTATCGTGGCCCGCCCCAAAGCAAAGTGTGTTAATTAAATCTTAAACAGGTTGGAACCTGCCTTCCTCGTAGAGGCGGACAGCTTCCATCATTTCAAAGTACCGATCACGCATTGCAGGGCCAGCTTCGCGGACGCAGAAGTCTTGCCAAAGCCCAGTGTAGCGGGAATGCATGGGATGACGTTTGTCTTGCCGTCCAGAGCATTGATACATGTGTTCCATGAAGTCAGCCGTGCGTTGTTCTGCTAGCACGCTCCAGGCCAGGAGCTGCTCTTTAAGCCACGGCGTATCGAAGGCGCCTGCGGTGTTGAGCTTTTTGGCAAGGTCATCAGTCATTGGATTCGATGCCGGTGATGGAGACGTAGACACGCTTGACGGAAGAGCTGGCTTCGTAGAGGAGGGTTTCAATTTCATCTGCGAGGGCGACAGCAAGGTCGGATGAGCTGCGACCCGAGAAAGAATCGTACTCAACATCAAGGTCAATTGCAAACGAAACTGTAAGCTCTGGTACGGTAATTGGTTCCATTTCTAGGAATAAAGACTTTATTACCCTAGCAGAAATTATTAAATCAGCTTTGTGTATTTACCTGCTAATGCGTTTTCAAATATTGTTTGCGGAAAATTTGAAATGGCTGGAAGAATATTTCCTATATTGTTCATTGTGATTGGATTACTTGCATTACCCAAAGAATATTGGCTTGAGTCTTCAAAATAATTTTTCCATGGGTTAATAGGCCTGCGCGTTTCTACACCATTAACAATATTTCGAAAGTTAAGTAAATTTTTAGAAGCAGTGCTGTAATCTAATGCACCCCTACCATCAAACAAACCTGTGCCTAAATAATTCCATACAGTGTTTGCATTGTAGTTGTTTATTGCCATTAGTTATTGAGCAGGCGTTCCAACGAATGAGCTTGATGCTCTTGGTAATAACCAAGTCGTTTTTGAATCAGGTTGTAGTAATTGATAGCAGCATCAACCATTTCTTCTGCATCCATTGAGGATGCAAGGTTTTCATTGGCAAGCATGGCTGCTGTCAGGATGACAACACCATGTTCCATCTTGGAACCAATTGTTGCCGAAAGAGGAGTTCCATCCTGGGTAAACCCAGCAATAAGTTTGTTTAAAACTGGATCACCGCCCATGGAACTCCTGTGACTTCCTTTAGTCTAGTATGTTTGATTTAAAATAAGAAATAAAACAAGGTATGTTTAAAGCAATTGCAAATGTATTGGCCGCAAAGCGTTCGGTACAGCAAGGTGTTTCTCCTGAAGAAGTTCGATTATACGCAGCGCGTGCGGCACAACGCGCACGTGTTGGAAAAGGACAATTTGGCCAAGTGTACGAAGCAGCTCCTGGCGCAGTAGTTAAAGAAATTGACATGGAACGTAAACGACAGTTGTTAAGTGAAATTAATACGCAAGCAAAAGCGGCAGAATTAGGAATTGCTCCTTCAGTTAAAGAAGTTTATTTAGGGCCTATTGAAGCATTTGGAAAAACATTTCCAATTGAACCAGGGGTTAATCCTAAAATAAGAGGTGAAATTACAATGCAGGATTTACGAAAAAATTATGTGCCTCTTTCATTAGCCAATGATTTAAGCGGCGTTAAAAATCCTGCTTTAACACAGCAGCAGTATGATCGTGCAAATTTAATCACAGAACAACAACTTGCACAATTAGCACTAAATAAAATTAGCCTTGGAGATCGCCATGGGCAAAATGTATTTGTTAACACTTTAACTGGCAGACCAGTTCAAATTGATTTTGGTAGTGCACAAACTATTTCTAACGTAAGGCAACAAGCTGCAAAAATTGCTAATTCTGTTAGTTCAGGTTTAAATTATGCAAATCTCCCAGAAGAAGCATCTATTTTTAAGGGTTTGTTTAATGAATTAATACAAACAGATCCAATGGCTGCTTTAGATATTGCAAAGCAAGGTTTATCTCGTTTACAAAAAATTAAAGCACCTATTAATCGCGACCAATATAAATATGCAACTGTAACAAACGCAGAAGATTTTATCCCTACATATTAAAAACCCCGGCGTAAACCGGGGGTAATAAATTTACTTTTCCCGTAGGTTAATAAGTTTATTTACCAGACTTTTCTGCTTTGGCTAACCAGTACCAGTAGCACCGTGCTGCGTTTTGGTGAAAGCGTTTACCAAGCAGAAGCTTAAGTTTCTTTTGCTCAAGGTCATCCATCTTATCGGTGTGATAAGGGAGAGGCTCTTCACCTTCACACAGCATTTGCATCTCAAGGTCATTCATCTCCAGCTGAAGATTAAAATCATCAACACTATGGTTGTGACAAGACATCTTGATGTGTGCGTCTTCTAAATCAGTCGGTGGTTCCAGCTTCTGATAGAAGTTCTCCTGGATATTCGGATGCATCCATTTCCACCCGTGTGGAGAAGAGTCGCTTTGTGCGGACGGAATATTCTTGGGCAACTTTGACTCCTTGGGGTAACTGTTGACCTGTTTGATAGGCGTTGCGGATGGCATCGAGGTTGGGGAGGATTTCAGTTTTTGTTTTAGGTTCTGTCCTGTCGGAGAGGACTTCTCCTGACATTGAACGTACCACGACTTGTTTGGTTGTGGTTGTTTCCTGTTGGATACAGAATTGTTGTTGTTCTTTAGGGTCCCAAAGGTTAGGGTCCGACGTGATTTCAACACTCATCTCTTTTTTCTTGACCAGCGTGAACTGATAGTTCCGCCCTGTTATTTTATTACAGTCCAGCGGTAGTGAGCGACGCAGCCAGCTCAGCAAACTTTTGAGCGACCGGATCTGGGATTCGTGGTGCCGCTTGGCATCAGAGATGAGATCGGATTCTTTTTTGATGCGTTCAAGAGCATCCTCATGGGACGCCAGAGCGTAATGAATACGGTCGATTTTTTCTGAACGGAGGGTGGCACAGGCCTCCAGCTCAGCTTTTGCCAGGTCTTGGGACTCAGGAGTAAGGAGAGGAAGAGAGCGTTCCAGGGCACCATAGTGCTCGTAGAGCTGAAGGATGTTGAGATCTTTTAGTTTAGTTGCAGTGATTTGAGTCATTGTTGGAAAGGATTTGTTTGATGTCTGATTCCACATTCTTCAGTGCTCGGCCATCACTACAGGTGAATGAAGTGACAAGCATCTTGCCTGAAGTGTGTTTGAAAACCAAATGTTTGTTGCGCCGTACTAATTTGAAACCATAAGACTCAGCAAGTTTGACAATACGTCTGGCTGTATCAGATGGCATGGTTGAAATGAGTTTGAAGTTTATTAATGCAATAGGTCAGCAGCATACCTGCTGCTGCCCAAAGAAGATTTTTAAAGACTGGAACAACGGCGCCAAAGATGGATTCAAACATGAGTTGAGTTAATGATGTGGACTGGTCAGTTTAAGGTCATGACCAGGACCATGAATACAATTAGTTTTTAAGAAATTTTTTCTATTGTATCAGTTAAGTTAGCTATATATTTAGCCAATTCTTTAACATTGGCATTAACTGATTTAATTTCTTCCATCATTTCTTCCCTAGATGGCGACCCATAGATAAACAGATCTTCTTGATATTTGCTAACAATTTCTGGATTATTTTGTTTCTGGTACTGACGGCAATCCTCATTGCTTGCGTATATAGAGTCGTTGTACAACTCTATTAATGTGCGGTAATCAATGTTGCCAACGCCTTCGCTAGACGCAATGTTGTTCAACTTTAAATAAAGCTGACAAGCAAACCGTGCATTATCTTCAAAAAACTCAGTGTACTGTTCTTCTGAAAGCTGGTAGGTGTCAATTGTCATTGGTTGAAAGAACGTGGTTGCAAGCGTGGTTTAATGCCTTAAGGACAAATTGTTTTTGTCCTTCTTCACCCCATGAATTCCATAGGGCAAGATCTGGATCTGTTTCATCCCATTCGATGTGGATGTAACAGCTGCCGTCAGGATTGTCCTCCATTACTTGAAGATTTAGTTTGTCGATCCAATTGGTTAATGATGGATTGTTTGTAGTCATTGTTGATTTTTTGAGTGGCTTTAATAGCAAATTCTTGAAGTACACGTTCAGCGTACTCTTCGTGATGCAGCTTTTGGTTGGCACCTAATGCCACAAGTTTCCAGTGAAATTCTTCTGGAACTTCTAAGTCATATCGAATAAGTTTAGTTTTGGACTGAGCTGTGGACATAGGTTTTTTAAGTAATTGTTTGGCGTACTCAAGTGTTTCTTGAGTAGTTGTCATTGTTTTTTAAGTGCAGGTTTGAGTTGAGGCAGTGCGGTACCAGGGAATGGAACGTAGCCAGCCTCAAGCATATTAAAGAACAAATCCCATGCGTCATGTTGCGTTAGAACTTCTTTAGATTTGTAAGTACGCCAGTGACTTAGCGGAGCTTGAGCACCCTGTTTGGTATGCAGTAATACAAAACGCCCGTGACTAAGGTGGTCAGCAGGTGGAGCATAGAACCAAGCCACGCATTTATCCGGTGCACCAGAGGGTGCTGCATTGCGCACTTCCGTGCGTTTGCACAGAAGCTCACGATATTTATTAAACCAGGTCAGGTGGATACACCACGGTTTATATCCCTGGATTTCTTCTTGGAGAGTTTGTATAGCACCGAGTTGACGTTGAAATGACCCGCACGAGCAGTAAGGTTCGCCAAACACCGGCTTTTGTTCTTGGCTGTCATCCAGTGAAGAGTCCATATCAATCGGCCGATTCGGAAGCCGCATCCCGTCCGGTGCAACCAGATGGCCCAGGTCTGCTTGGTCAGACTGTAATAGTGTGACAACTTTCTGAGGATCTGAGAGGTGAATGAATTTATCCGCCCAGTGGCCCTGGAGCTTGGCGTTAGGAGTTGTGTGTCCAAGTGCATGAACATAGTTCCATCCCTTGAAAAGAACGTAGGCATTGTCGTGCCAGATGCTAGGACCCCTGTAGTTTGGACCTAGATAAGCAAAGAAGTCCTTAAGGCGATGTGTATAAGATACATAAGCATTTCTTATCAGTTGCCTGTTGTAAGTCTGCTCAGTACCATCGCGGCGCACCACGAGACAATCATCATCTCGCACAAAAATCCCAGCGATTTCGGTGTCATCAAACGCCTCGTCTACACGACGGATGTTGCTGCGGTTGTAAATCAATGCTTGCTCTGATGAGAGCTGAAGCGTAAGTTCCATTGTGTTGATGTGTTGAGTTGAGTTGAGCTGGTGTCAGAGGTAATGGTTTTGCCTCTGCTTCTCCAGGGTATCACGCTCCTTAGCGGCTTGGTAAGCCCCCTTACCCATTCGATAAGAACCGTAAATAACCGCCGCCCATGCAGCTGGGTTGGGAATAGTAAGAGCGATGGCGCCAGCTATGAGGGCTGTGGCACCAGCGGCTTTGATAGCAGCTTTTTCTTCTGGTTTCATGGAATGCAATTGTTGGAGTTGTGCTTAAAATGTTTGTAACAATTAACTACCAAATGGAAGAGCTTAATTACGTGCCATTGGCTAAGTTTGAAATTGAACCGTCGATGGAAGATAAGTTCTGGGAAGAAAAAGTTAAACGCTCCATTGAAGAATGTAATTCAGTTGGCGCATTAAAAGAGATGGCAATTCTCTTAGCAAAAATTGCCACCCAACGTCAAGGAATCATCAAAGGTTTAGTAAAAGACATTCGGATCTTTAATCAAGTGATTGTTGATCCGAATGACTTAACAAACCCTGATCTTCAATCAGAGTGAATCATCTTCACCGGTGAGGGGATCACGTGCAGGCAAAGCCTTCACATCAACAGCCTCCGTGGTACGGGATGCAGGAAGGATTTCGACTCCTTCTTTAATTCCATATGCACCATTTAACTTTTGGGCATCTTGTTTTGCGTGGACATTAATGTAGTCCTGGAACAACTCTTGCATTTTCCAGGTGGATTCACGATCGTCATCAGGAATGCTAAGACGATTCAGTGATTCGATTGCATCGTCCTGAGTGCTGTAATCAGGGATGTCAAACGATTCAATAGCACAGATTTCAACGTTGTTGGCACCGCTCATTAGCCAGCACAGGAGAGAACACTGTGGTGGCATAGAACTTTTCGTTGAAGCTCAGCGGCACTTCAGCATCAAGCGCTTTGCTCAAACACTTGGACATTTCTTTTTCATAGATCCGAACCTTCTCGGATACATCGGTGCCATTAAGACCTTTGAGTGTAAGGACCATGGGAATCTTGTGAGCACGCTTGTTGTCCTTGGTCATGACATAGACCAGGTATTTGGTGCGCACACCGTACTTACGCTTGTACATCTCACCTTTGCTGTTAGCAAGGTCAGATGCAATCTTGTCAGCTTCAAACAATTCCTTGACATCAGGATTGTCAAAGGTGCCAATCGTCTGCCTCATCCCTGTGGTTTCCTCGACCATAAGGGGAGAACGTAAAAGGATTTGAATGCGAGGCTCAGTAAAATTGAGTCCTTCTTCAATTGAAGTATTGGGAGCTACACCAAAAGTTTGCTTGTAGTTCCAGATAACTGAACCTGTAGCAAATTGATTTTCAGTGGCGTTCCATCCACAAGTGTCAAGGTCCGACTTCCGCACAAACCAACCTCGTATCTTGGACTTGTTGAGAGGTTGGATGGTGACTAGGTTTTGATACCCTGAAACAAATTCTTTAGATTGGAAAACAGTAAAAGAAGAGAGATCACGCTTGGCAAGAGAAGCAGTTTTCTTAGCAGTCATGGTCGAGGTCATGGTTGGTTCAGAGTTTGGGCGTGGATGCTTTTAACGTCATCCCAGGACGGGCACTCAGTCTAAATCCGGATCTGCTCCTGGATCAGAAGGGAACCATTTCTTCATCTTCAGTTGGAGCCGGGCCATAGTGTCCGGGGAGATCAGGCAGACCACCACCTGAGGCTTGGTTCCAGGGATCAGGAGCTTCTTCAACGGTCCGTCCTCCCCATAAGGTTGCGACATTATCGCTGGATGCAACGGTTGTTTGCGGTGTAATTGGCTGCGGTTCGCTGGATCCCTTAGGCGCCAAGGTCATGGATACCAATTGAATCTTGGTATTAGTCCGCTTCTCCTTGGTCTCCTTATCAAACCATGCGTCAGTTACCAGGCGACCATTGATGGTAATCCCAGTTCCTTTGCGTGTGAAGTTGACAAGCAGCTCAGCATTGTTGAGTTTGTCCTCAACAGAATTCATTGCATAAAAGTTAAAAAGGTCAGCTTGATTGCGGCCAGTATTCACAGATAGTGTTTGGTTTGCAATCATCAAACCATCTGCAGTTGTTTTAAATGCACGGCCATCATCATGAGAGATGTCTTTGATGCAACGCCCGGTCAAGATGACGTTATTGAAGATCGGGAATTGTTCTGTAACCGGAGTAATAATTCCTCCATGTAACGAGAACGCTTTGCTGTCGATATCGAAACGTAGCTTTGCGCCGTGAATGTAGATGTGGGATCCTTTTGGTGCTCGTGCAAAACGTTCTGCGTTTTTGCCGTAGACATTGTATTCAAGTACGGTTGGAGCTTTCTTGCCAACAGGAGGCAGTGTCACTAAACAACGTGTTGCTGTTGATGTTGCACTGGTGTAAACCTCCCGTGGGGTTTCGTTGGTTTGAGCACAGACTGTAACAAAGTTCATGAGTACAGAAGTAGATGTGTAAGGCAGTTTAACGTCATACCTGGGACGGGTAAATCAGTGCGTCTCCGCCCATGTTTTTCCAACTTTACTATCTCCTTGGATAGGACAACGGAATCCAAAGAACTCACCGGCTTCCGGGAACGCTTGCAATGCTTGTTCACGGATCTGCTCTGTGTATTGAGGATCACAAGCCAGTTGGATTTCGTCATGGATCATCAGCATTTGTTCCCAACCGTTGCCGTGGGGCAAGTCAAGGTTCTGAGTAATCTTGTCATGAGTGGTGATAACAACTTGCTTCATGATGATGGCACCACTGGATTGCAACAGAACATTCAATCCTTTAAAAGCGGAACGACAATGTAATGTGCGACCATCCAAGCCGATAAGATAACCACGAGTTCCAATTGTTTCCTCAATCTTTTGTTTTAATTTTTTCAATGCTGGAACACCACGCATAAAACCATCGATAGCTGTACGGCCAATGGATGCCAGTTTCTCTGTATCTTTTTCATCCGGATCAATAATTGTACCAGCCTTGACTGCACCACATCCATAGAGCAGGCCGTAGAGCAAACGCTTGCTGATGTCCCTGGTATCTACACCAAATTGTTCTTGGTTAAAGCTATGGATATCAATCTCTGGATTGATGACAAGTGATGCATACTCACCGTCATCCCACAGTGCTAGGTATCCAGCCAGACAACGCAGCTCTAATGCTTTCGCATCAATACCAATCAGATCCCAGCCTTGAGGTGCCTGAAACAGATTGCGGCACTCATGGCCATAGGGCGAATAGCCTGCTGGGACCTGACCCATGTTGGGATTGCGGTGCGCTGCGCGGCCCGTGATGCATCCGTTGGTAACCAAGTCACCGTGCATACGACCGGTGGTGTTGTTTACCAGCTTGAGCCAAGCGTTACGTCCGTCTGCTATTTGGCCAAGACGTTTCTTAACCAACATGTATTCGGATAGAGGTGCTGCTTCTGGATAAGGAAGTGATCCAAGTACATCGTCATTAAGAATACAATTACCTTTCTCAGTAAGAGCTTCAGGTTGCCATCCGTACTTGTCTTGTAAACGCTGCACAATTTGCTCGCGAGAGCCAGGATTAAATTCCTCCCAATGGGTTTTAGTAAAAGCTTGACCCTTAACATAACCCCTCTTGGAGTTATTAACCTTTGGGATGAACGTTTTTTCATGTTTGATTGGTGGGAAGATTTGCTTTAGATGAGCTTCGAGTTCTTGTTGTTTTGCTCGCAGTACATCCACAAGATCAAGGCATGCATCAACATCAAATGGAATACCAGCTCTAATTTGTTTGTTAATGGCAAGAGCAAAGTCGTGCTCAAGTTTAAGAGCGGCTTCCGGATAGTTTTGTGCAGCAATGAATTGCCAAAGGTTAAAGGTAACAACAACGTCTTGGACGCAGTAGTCAAGCATTTCTTGACTGTATTGCGTGAAGTCTTTGAAGTCGATCTTATGGCTGGCCAAGCGCCATCCCCAGGCCTTAAGCGATGCAGATCCACGATTGGCCGGTGGAACCTGCGGATATTGTTCTGTGTCAAGGACATCAAGCACCTCCTTAGGCCAGATCAAACGTGTACAAATAAGCGTGTCAATAATGCGTGCTTTGGCTACAAATGAATGTAGTTTTTGGAGCACTGGGATGTCATAAAAAATAATGTTGTGACCAATTAAAACATCAGCGGTTGCCAGATGAGCAAGAGCATCAGCAATGTGATCAGGGCCATAAGTAAAAGTTTGTTGGGATCCAATGTCATGGATGACGATGCAATAGATAACAGTTACAGCGTCATACAATCCATCGGATTCCAGGTCAAAGATTAACCAACGTTCACTTTTGGAAGCGGGCACTATCTTGAATTGTGATGTTTTCACTGGCAAGACCACTGTCATTCTCCTGGATCCAGGACAAGATCTTTTGTGCACCCGAGCGATACGGATGGGTAAAGACTTTGCCCAATGCTGTTTCCGAGTCTAACGGAATAAGGACAAAAGAATTGTTGGAAGCCCGAATGCCGTATGGCATACCAGACTTCCAACAAGCCAGGAGATAAGACATCTGTTGTTGATTAAGACGAACAGATGGTAGTGGATTTATTTAGTTGTGCAAGGGGCTTCAGCTTTTTTCCTGAATGTCTTGCCGTATCCAACGAAGCTACCTTGTTTCTTACGTTGAGACAACGCAGCCATTGCTTCGGAACCAGCACGCTGACTGCCGTGGACTAGCAGTGCAAACGGCTTGTCACCTAAGCAATGACTGTCGTCATGGTCAATTTCAAGACCATGTTCAGCTGCTTGTTCTTCTGTGTACACAACGTAAGCAATACGCTGGAACACATTGGGATATTTGGGAATCAAGTAGTCAAGAGTACCACCGTATGATGCAGTCAGATAAAAGTTGGATGGCATCTGATCTTTAAGGTTTAGCCACATACCAAGAGATTTGGTATAGGCGTAGAACTGTTGTTGTGGTCGCTGTGCCGCAACCATTACCCATGCACGCATGTAGTTCTCTGTCCAGAAGTCACCCGACTCATGGATGCGTACCAGTTTTTTAGGTGGTTGCATGCTGAGTGACATGTCAATTAGGTCACGCAGTAACACGGCCTGGTTCCCATTGAGGTGAATGGCTTCACGTAACAGATCCCAGTTGTGCCAACGTGCCTCACGAACGTTTGGCCTAACCTCTGCCATGGCAGCAAAACAGCGATACTCATCTGCTGTGGTACCAGAGTGCTGAGGCAAATCAGTGATGGCACCTGTGACACGGTCAGCAAAAGTCTTGCAGACACCAGCATGAGGGCATGCATACCCCGCTGGTAACGAGAAGATAAGACGGTTCTTGAGCTTATTGTTGCCAGTAGAAAACTTAAGAAGTTTCATTGGTTGAGTTGAGTTGGAATAACGAACAGTTTAACGTCGTGTTCAGGACGGGCTATGATTATATAGGGTGAAGTAGAGCAGCGTCAACCCCGAGGGAGTCAGGGTTTCTGCTGCTTCCCCTGACTGGAAAGTGAATGACCTTGCGGAGTGATCACCGTGAGGTCACACCCTCTAGTTCATCAGCGATGGCAAGGAATTGGGCACGCAATCTCATTCGTTCGACACGCTTGATTTCACGTGCGCTGTATTTGTCATCGCTTGGAAGGCGGCTTCTGCAATGACTGGGAATTGTTGACAGAAGATACGTTTGATTTCTTCTGCGATGTGCCTGTGTTCGATTTGTGTGCTTGGGTCACAACGAAGTTGTAAGTAATGAATCCACGAACGGAGTGAACCGTTCATATAGATCTTAGTCTGGGTACCCATCGGCAAGATGTTCCTGGCGCACTCTTTGGCGATACCGTGACTGACCATCTCGCGATAAAGATGTTCTGAGTCTTCAAAGAGCTGACTGATGCGGCGGTAAAAACCACCGATCTCCTCTGGGTGGAAGTCATCGATGCTGTTCTGCCTGTTCTTTACATCCTGACGACGCAGGTGTGGGATAACAGCAGAGCCCAACTCGTTGACATCAGCGTAACGCTGACTAAATTCCTGGAAACTGAATGAACGATGGCGAATAATCTGCGCTGATATGGCACGTGTTGTGTTGATTTCAACACACATGTTTGCCATTTCGTACGGTGAGTAGTGTTTATGTTTTAGTAAATAAGACAACAAACGAGGAGCTGTTTCAGTGTTCTTTGCGTTCTTTGGGTTTGACACTCTGGCCATTTCCACAATTAGGTTTTCTGCGTTCGGGGTGACCCACACTAATTCGACCTGAGACATAATCTGCTGCTTGTTGTAAAAGAAAGTAATTGTCGTGAAACTTACCAATTGCTTGGTTGCATCTCAAGCAAAGAAGCCCACGTATCCTACCAGTTTGATGACAGTGGTCAATGGCAAAACGACGTCCAGATGAACATTGAAATGTTCCGCAAATTGCACATTGATTGTTCTGCGTGAATAACATTTCTTCATATTCTTTAATTGTCAAACCAAAAGTTTTTAAGTTTGCAACTCGCTTATGTATTCCCTTGTATTTATACCTACGCTTCTTTACGTAATTTCTATATTGATCAGGCTTATCAGCATAGTAATTACGCTGTGATTCTGAACAACATTTTTTACACTGTGATCTAGGTTTGCGATTTGTTTTTGATACACATGGAAATAAATCAAGTGGCTTCATTTGGTTGCATTTTGTACATTGTTTTACTTCAATCATTTAATCAAGCACCAATAGCAGCACAGGATTCGTTCATGATACGTTCGAAGTCATCGATGTGACAGATACGCATTTGTGAATGTTCACATGGTGTAGCAAGGTGATCCCATTGCACCATAAGGAATGCACGCTTACGCCCCTTGGCATCAGCCTTGTGCTGAATTGCAAGGACAGTGCCGTACCTCTGGTTGCGGTACTTGGCAATGCGTTCTTGCACTTCTTTGCGTACAGCAAACATACCGTGATTCTTGGGACGTTCTGCTACGCGATCACCAATAGCAAACTTGCGTTGAGGTTTAGTCATCGAGTTGCTCCAAAGCGCGACGAATGGTGTCGTAAACAATGTCGTCAATTTTATCTCTGTTGTAAACGTCACTGAGCTCGATTAAAGCCTGCTCCTTCAAGCTCGGCGGCTTGGGGCGGCGAGCGGCTTGCATTTTTTCAGCAAATTTCTCGTACTTGTCGTAAACGAAATCAAAACACGCCTCCAGCTCCTGGTCGGCGCCCCACTGGGAAGCGCGGTTGGCAAGGTCAGTACAAGCCTCGCCCGGCACAATGTGTGAGCCGTAGAACTCGAACATCCACTGCTGCACCAGCTCCGGCGGTGGGGTGATGGGGTGTTGTGTTGTCATGAACTAAATGTGTTTCCAGGTTTTGCGTTTGATGATGCGATCAACTGTTGATGGGTTAATACCAAAACGTTTGGCAAGAACCAACCGAGTGTACCCGGTTTCAGCTAGTTGACGCAGATGTTTGACATTTGTTTCAGTTAGCACTGCAGTGTGAACGTGTTCACCACATACCTGATCATGTGCTTTGAAAGATGGTTTGTTGTTTTGCTTAGGACCAGTTGTTAAACGTGGCGCATAAGTCTCTTGAGTTTTAAATCTGGCGCCACAATCTAAGCAGCGATTGTAACGCCAAGTTGTTGTGTCATTAACATGATCTGTTGATGTAACACGAGTATTGGTGCTTTTGCAATCAACACATTTCATTGAGGTTCAATTGAACATGGGGTTGCATCAGTAGGTTCTTTGTATTTATCAAGTTCCATGCGATCAAGAACCTCAACAACTTGTTCAATGTTAAGGATCTTGATTGCATCAATTAGAAGTTCACGTTCATAGCCAGGCATGATGTAATGATTGCGCAGGATTTCTTCTGCTTCATCAAAGCCATCAACTGATCCTGTCAGACGCTGAAGAATATCAGACGTCATGTTGTCAACAAAGATCTCAATAAATCGATCCCTTATTACGGACCAAGTCCAGTGAGGGATGTGATCCATGATCTTATCGACAATGTCAAGATCAAGTTCTTCTGGCATAGAGAAAGACCCCGGCAATGCCGGGGCCTGAACATTCCAGGTGTAGGTTACGCAGGTTGTGCGCTGGTGTCGATGGTGGTGTCCAAGACTCCAGCATCTTTTAACTTTTCAAGCATGCCAACCATGATGGATGCATGCGATTGGGTCTGCTCCATGAACTGCTTGGCACGCTCGGCTGAGATGACGTGGACTGCGCCAGTAGGTTCGACGTAACGCCAGCTGCCATCAGGCTGAGGATCGCCCTGGAGCGCAAGACGCTCTGAGTTGTGGACATACCGCAGCTCAAGGTTGTGGTAGTCCTTGAGGCCGTCAGGTGCCGTCCATGTGGCGCCTAGGTTGTAGCGCTGCTCATCATCTGAGTATGCATGGAACTCAGGGATGATGTGCTTAAAGCAGGAAAAGATAGACATGGTGTTGAGTTAAATGTGTGGGTTGGTGCAGACGGCGAGAGTCGAACTCGCAAGGCCAATGGCCGACGCATTTTAAGTGCGTTACGTATACCTATTCCGTCACGTCTGCATCACTTGGACTTACATCAATTGAATCTGACTGCCAAGTGTGATCTTGAGGTAGGACTTCCATTCCGTAAGTCCAGCTATCATAGTCATCCTCATTACGAGGATCTTTTTCAATCAATACATACTGTGGTGAATTGTCATGGATGTACTCACCAATATTGGCCATGGCCATGGCAAGCAGTTGGTCATCGGTGTAGTCAGTCATGGGTAGAAACCAGCCCTAGTATCGAGGCTAAGGCTGGTAAGCCGTGCGGACTCAGCTACATGCTAGCTGTTTCTTGTGTTGCCGCAAGACCTCCTAGTTGGTTCTCGCGTTGCTGCAAAACCTCACGGAAAGCTTCTGTGTAATCGTCGCGTTCTTCTGACGTAAGACTCCTGTTGCCAACGCCAGCAATTTGCTTGACGGACATCATACCCTGGTCCACAGACAATTGAATTGTGAAAGTGGGCTTGTTATCAATCATACATAACACAATGAAGTGCTTACGTTTCTTGATGTCATTGGCATAGTGGGATGCAGAGCCCACGCAATTACGTACGGCTTGACCCCACATGGATAGTTGATGTGTGTCAACAGGCTGGAAGAATGTCCACACTTTATCAAGACGTGTGACTTTGATGGGTTCAGGGAATAGATCTTGACGTAGAGACTCCTTTGGATTCTCAATTTTCCATGCTTCAGTTTGTACATAGTCATGGAACTCAGTCAGACGCCAACGCTTCGGTGGCTCCAACGTCTTGCCTGCCTCCAGAATCTTGAGCATCATGGAGAATGTATCATTGAGTTCACCAAAGCGTTGACGCTGGTAACCAACATCACTATCAACCCAGCGACCATTGTATTCAGTAAGTTGTCTATCCAAGTACTTACGCATGATTGTAAACAGCGATGCAATGGGCATGTGTTCACGCAGCCAGTTGTGTAAAGACATATCTTGTGTAAATGTGCTGCGTACGCGCACTTCAGTTAATCGAAGATACTTAAGCTCCTTAAAGTAAGTCTGATAGTAATCGATAGGACAGTCTGGCCAGATGTTATTGATCCATTCAATTGAGTTAATGATCTGAACAAAGGCTGCAAAGCCTTGGCTAATGGGTTGCTGTTGTTTGTTATTAGGATCATTGTATGCATCAACACTACGGTTCAACTCTGCTTGCAATAATTTCTTGATGGCAGGCTTAGTAACAATGTGCTGGATTCTTGTGACAACGGAGTATGTCATTGAGCTATAGCCATGTTCTTCTTTGAATGCAAGTGAAGCAGCAATAAAGTTATCAACAGTTAAGCCTTGACTTTCATCAAGATGTTTCGACATCATTGATGGGATGTTTGTTGCATCAAAGATATTCTTGCAGCGTATACGATCAAACAATCCACGTGAATCCTCCCATGTTGGGAGATCTTCCCTCAGGCTGTTATCAAATTCATTGACAACAGTATCACGAATTATATAACCCTTCTGGCAATAAAGGTTACCTGCTCGCCATGGATAACTACGCCAGCTATCGTAATCTTTCCCACGGATATCTTCTATGGTTGCTGTCTTTGTATAGACAAATAGTTGTGAGCCACGACCAATGTCATGGACTACGCAATCATCTTTGCTACGCCATATCCAAGTTGGCGCAACCTTCTGAGTAGTTGATGTGTTCTTGAATGCATATGCATGGCCATACACATACTGATCCTTCTCTTGTTTAGAAGGTAGCCATGCTGCATACCACACTTGTTCATAGTGATACAAGATAGCAATGACCTTGAGCCTAGCCTGTGGTGTCGCTACATCTACAGGCGTAGTAAACACTTGGTAACGCTGTGGTGCTGGACGCTGATTGATCTGAGCAATTGCATCTTGCTGATCAGCTTCACGCACAATGTGCGTTGGTATCAAGCAAGGGATCTTGCCAAGTGGATACGTAGGTTTCTTGGCTGCTGGTTTGTTAGCTTGCTTAGCCAACACCTTGAGCTTTGGATCATAAGCAATCAGTTCAGTTTGCAAGTTGGACGGAAGTTGGAACTGCATTGTGTGGTGTAGGTAAGTGGAATGGACAGTTTAGCGTCATGTCCAGGACGGTTGATCAAAGTTTACAACAATTATTACTTGAGTTCTAGTTCTAACCACTTAACGGCATTGTAGCCAACATTGTTGTCATGCATCCACGCGGCCACCTCGCGGATCGCGGCGCGGGCTTCGGATGCCCAGTTGGCCGCCTCCTCGTCCCGTTCCAATCCGTATTCGATGCCGCTGATAGCAAGCGCGACCCGCTTTACCAGCGAACTATCTGGCTTGGCCGGATAGTTGTAACTTGTAAGCGTCGCTGATGGGTTGAGCGTGAGCAGGTCAGCAATCTGCTGCGCTTGTTCTGGCGTCCACTGTGGCAGATCACTAACATTTAGGACTTTTGACGCTTGGCGTTTGGCAGCTTCCAGCGCCTCAACCCGGCTCGCCAGAGCCAAGATGTTGGCGCTGGTTTCGACAATGTGCTTGTGCGCCGCAGCCTCTAGCGCCTCGACCCTGGTGCGGAGTTCGAGGATGCAAGACTCACTGGCAATGGCGGCGAATTTCTGCACATTGGCCCATTGCCCCGGCGCCGTTGGATAGTACGACAGTGTTGCTTGGTAATCATTCATTAAGTTGCTCCAATGCGCGGCGAATAATGTTGACTTGATCTGTATCAAACACAATTAGTTCTTTAGCATCTTCTGGCTCTGTCTCAAGAGCTGCTAATGCTTGCACTTTCAGACTTAAAGGCCTGGGGCGCATTGCTTCAATTAAAGACTCGCCCACTGGAATAATTCTCAGATGTGATTCATTTAAAACATTGTGATCCAACCATTTTGCATCTTTTAAAAGTTGCTGGTCTGCACCCCATAGAGCTGATTGCTCTGCTATGTAGCATTCATAAAAACATGTGTCTTCGTCGTACTTGGTTTGTTCCATCCACTTGCGCACTAGATCTAACGGCGGTGGCGTGATGAAGTGTTGCCGTGTCAAAGTTTTTCCTCATATTCTTTACGAAATGTAGCAAGCCATTCCATTAGATCGGCAACACGTACTATCTGCTGGCCATCTTCTGCGCCACCTGCTACACGCCAATGAACAGGTGCCGTGTCTTTAATAGCTGATTCCAAAGCATTAGTAGCACCCCAGATAGCACCCCACATTGCAGCTTTAGTTGCAATGTACATCGGTTGTGTGTCATCTGTTTGGTTATCGTCATACCAATGTGTCATCCAATCATTGACAAGATCTAAAGGAGGTGTTGGAGAATTGATTTCCATTGGGTTAAATGAGTAAGTGGAAAGGACAGTTTAACGTCATGTCCAGGACGATGTGTTAAAGAACTAAGCTTTCTTTAACGTGTACTTCTTAAGGTGTCAAGAAGTTCTTCATCGGTTTCATCACCAGGCCATGTGCCAATGCACTGGTCCAGTGTGTACGTATCGGTCGGTGTTATGACTGGCATGCGTTTAGCAAAACCAGTTGCCAGATACACTCGACCTTTGGGACCACGCAGTACAAAGTACCAGCGCTTGAATTCAATTGAGAAACCAATCATGAATCTAGATCGTAGTCAGAGGTGTCAACGAGTTGCCAGTGAGGATCGAGCTGATCAAGATAGCTGCAGAAGCCATCTTCGTCAAGAGGGATTTGTTCCTCTGGATCCAGCTCAATAGTTGTTGTGCACAATGCAGGAGCCCACTCTTCAGGGTCAAAGCGAGTTGCCCGATAGAGCAGGCGCATGTCGTCAACAACTGCTGTAACTGTGACATTGGATCCTTCAATGAATGTGTCTTCAATTGCAAGAACTGAACAACGTGTTGTAGTCATGGTGTCAAGTTAAATCAGATCAGATACCATCAGGTTCCACATAATGGAACTGTTCACCGTTGATACGTTTGCTGATATAACACCGGTATTTCATCCAGCACTTAACAGTTCGGTACTCACCGGTAAATTGTTCGTCGTTCATCAAATTGTTGCGTGCGCGTTGAGCCGCGCAGTTAGCAATGTTGAGACGATCGAATAATGACAGTGTGGTTTCGTACATGATTGCATTGGGTTGAGTGAGTAGATCTGGGGCTTACATCTACGGCGTGTCCCGGACGTAACGTTGCTTTCGAATGCCCAGATCTTTAGAATAATTTAATGTTCCGTTTGCTAATGCCAGTGCCTGGAATACTAATTGATCCAAGCAATCCAGATTGACGGGCGTTAACCGTAAATTGGATAGGCCCTAGCTGAAACGATTTGGTATAGGATTTAACACCATGTTGAGTGATGTTAAATCCTGCGATTGTCTTGTCAAAATTGATTGGTGATTTGTCAGTCATGATTTGTGAATGACTTCAGTAATAACAATTGTTGAGCAAATGATTGTTGTAATAACAATCAATGCAATGGGCCATGTGATCACGCAAGTTCCTCCGGAAGCATACGTTGCATGTCTTCATCTTCTAGATTTGTCATTACAAATTTCTGTCCATCGGGGGCCACAAAGCCACCGATGAATCCAATTCCATTTCGATCAGCTGATTCTTTCATTTGTGCAACGAGACGCATTGCTGCTAAACGTTGCATGTCAGTTGAATCAGGAATACGGATGTTGTCAGGCATGATTGAAGTGAATTAAAGGTTGGTACTCAGGTGAGTGGTTGAAGTCTATCAGGTATGTAAAGGATTACTTGGAATATTGATAAATGTAATTTATAAGGAATACTGATAGAAATAAGGGTGCCCCCCTGGTACTCCCTCGGGGGTCTGGGGGGTACACCCTCTACTCAGATCTGGGGTGGTGCCACTCAATTACTGAGTAGCCTCACCTCATCGATCTGAGATTCGATTGGAATATCTTCTTGTCCAAGAAGATATGTCATCCAGTAATCCACAGCATCGTCAATGCATGTGCAGTCCTGGATCTGTGTCCAGCCAATGTCACCATGTGGACTAGACCATGTGATTTCGTATGTCATGAGTGAAGCTCCTGGTGCTGCTTCCAAGCTGCGCTGTGCATCTCGTCAGCAGTCATGGACGGCTCACCACACAGATCCTCATCTGTTGGTTCAGGCCACTCAGTTGCTTCATCAAGTAGGCACACAGCTTCCATGATTTTCTCGGTAGCATCCCATGGGAGTTGGCTGTATTTCATTGGACGTTTGTCTTCTCGCTGGCAAATGGCTTTAAGTTCATTGATGATCATGTCAATGCGCTTGTCATCGGACATTTGATATACAACTTCTGTACCATCTACACGTTGGTACACAGTTGCTTCAAAATGAAGTTCAGTTTGTGCCATGGGTCTGTGTTAAGTTGATTGTGTGTTAAACCTGGGACTTACACCTTGCGGATGCCCAGGTATTACTTGTTCTGTTGTTTGTTGCGAGCAGCATGTTCTGCTCGTTTACGTTTGAAATACACAGGACTAATCTGGTTTTCAAACTCTTCAAGTCTTGTAGTCAATCGTTCGATTGATTCTACATACCAATCAGATTGGTTGTGAATAATGTCAGGATCATTCGTTCGTTTGATTTCAGCTAAACGCTGAGTCAAATATTGAATACGACCATGAAACATATTGGCGATTAGCCACCAGTCATCTTCTTCCAAGTCAAGCCATGTGACATTGTGTTTGCCTTGAGGATAATCTGGTGATGGCTGTGATTTACTTGAAGCTGATTTGGTTTTAGCCATGGTGTTGTGTTGTGTGGTTGAGGCAGGTCAGTAGTTATCCGACATTGCCTCATGGAATATAACGATATAACGCTATTGTTTACTTGGCGTTGAAGTATTGGCATGTATTGGCACATTCTCTGTGCCAGCCAATACTTCCTCTGGATCTTTCAAGATCCACTTGGTGTAAGGAACATTACTTCGATCCACAATAATAAGCTTCTTGTCCTCCAATGCTCTTAATGCAGTCAGATATTCTTTGATCCGACTTGATTGCATTGGCATTTTAGGGACATAACATGGTTGGTCCTTGTACTTCTTGCGGAAGTTCAAGTAATACATGTAAAGATTGCGTTGTGTAATGCTTAAACGTAAAGTACCTTGATCACGGATCTGTTCTTTGGTTAATGGCATAGTGTGCTGGGTGCGTGCTCAGCAGTAGTGTGGACGGGTCTTAGGATAGCGTTCCGCTAAGGCGTTGGAGAAGCTAAGGTCGATGTTGGAGTAAGTTGTTGAATCTCCAAGAGACGGCTGGCTTTCGATTTCGTACTCTTCGAAGTACTGGATGAAGGTTTGGATCGCCTGCTTCTTGGAGAAGATACAGTGGCTTCGGACTGGGTATCCTGCTTCGTACCACCATCCACCTTCTTCAGGCCCACCGTAGTTGAGCGTGGTTTCGTGGATGGTGATGACCGTTGGATCTTCGTGTTCGAAGTACTTGTGTGTGTTGTAGGCGTTGATTGCGTAACGGGCTTTGTAGGTGCTGGGGTAGAACTTCTTGAGTTTTGAGATGTAAGACATGATGCAAACTCCGTGATAATGATTGAAATGATGGTGATCAGGATGACGATGATGTCACCGTCCTCCCATGCTTGTTTCAGTGTGTAGTTAGCGGTAGTCATTGATTACATACCTTTCGTTGTAGTGGTCACAGGCGTTGCGTTCTGCTGAGCTGATATCTTCGATACCATCCCAGTCAGATTGATTGCTTTCACGCATGGCTTGCTCTTGTTCGTATGCAATGTCAGCCATTGCATCCAGCAAGTCAGCGTTGCGTTGTTCATCAATGAAATCAATGTCTTTCACGAGTTGAATTGCAGTGGTGCATTGGACAGTTTAAGGACGCCGTAGGTGGATCCAAAGGAATGCAAAGATAACTCTTTGATCCTATTGAATCCACACTGCGTGTATCCAGGTCCAGTCGTAGTACTTATGTACTAGTGCGGTGTCAGATACTTACGTTCCTCCACGCAAGTCCTTTGTGAATGTTGGAGATCGTGTGGTAACTGACGTTGAACTTAGCAGCAATTGCTTCGTAAGCTTGTTGCCTAGAATTAAATGCATTCATGAATTGCGCATCGTTCAGGATAACCCTGATCTGACGCACTTTCGATGAAGTTAACTTGCGGTTACCAACGGGTGAATGTTTAATCCACCTGGAACTTACTGGTTGATCCATTTGTTCTGCAGTGGAATCCTTAGCTTCCTTAACAGCCATCACCTGTGGTACCGGCTGCTGCAGAGGGGGTCTGGGGGTTGTGTTGAAGGCTTGGTTCTTGAGTGGAAAACCAAGGGTCACTGATGTTCCGTCTTTGACGACAGAGATTGTGACCTTGCCATCCCTGGTAATCACGCTGACATGATCAGGTGATTGGACGTCGAGTTGAGAGAGTGCTTCCATTGGTTGAGTTGGAATCGTATGCAGGCTAGCGGCGGTGAGCCAAGTGGCAAGTACCACCACTAGCCATTGTTCAGGTACAGGACACTAGTCGTGGGGTATGAAGTCAGTGTCGTTGAGCAGCTGATGGACTGACAAGCAGTCTTCAGCGATCTCGTCTTGCGTACTGTCTTCCCAGTCTTCTGTTTGTTCCTCGATCACCTCGCAGCCAACGTCTTCGAGTTGATTGAGGAACTTGCCCCAGCTTGGAGCCTCGCCCCAAACGTGGGCGTAACGACTGGATGCGTCAGTGACGAGTGCGATGTGGATGCTCATGTTGAGTTGTGGTGTTGGGTGAGGTGATGTCGATGCCCAGCATGGCTGGGACAGTGATAGCACTGATGAGTACAGCGAGGAACGCGACCATCAGGTTGTTGATCCGTCGAGTCTTATCAGACTCACCGTAAGAATCCAGATTGATGTACTGGTTCTTGCTAAGGCGTACTGTGTGTTTCATCGATAATAATCACGTTGAGGTTGAATTTCTCCATCCTGGTACTTAATGACCAGTTCTTGAAGGTTCTTACGGTGGTAACAAACCTTCTCGTAGTCTGCTATTGGGATGTAACCCAATGCATAGAAGATCTTGTCAATGAATTTGCGCATCTGTTGAGATGTTGGGTAATTGGTGTGCAAGATATTGAGTCCTGCAGAGAAGGCCCGAAGGCCCTCAGTGCAGAAGTCAGTCTGCGTGCTGGTACTCCCACTTAAGTAACTCTCGGTTGAGATTTACCTGTCGTTGGAGCACCATGCAGAACGGAATAAGATCCTGAAACTCACGCATGCCATCCTGCCATTGAAAAAAGATTTCGAGTGCAGCTTGACGCTGTTGCTCAAGATCTTGGTCAATGATCGGGGCATCCCTCCTGGCAAGCAAGCGGGCATCTTGCGTGAGCAAATATTCGACAGCTTTAGGAGTCATGATTGAATCCTGGTGGTGTGAATTAAATTGAATGTGTGCAGGATATTGAGTCCTGCAGAAACCCATCGTTGCCGATGGGAAAGTGCAGGAGTCAGATATAACGCTTGTCCATGCAATAAAATGCGTCACCAACAAACCCTGAAATCATCACAAGTTGATGACCAGGTTTGCCGGGACAGGTCTTGATAGTGTGTTGATTCAACATCTTCTGTCCTGCTACAGACAAAAGTATGCCTGAACCAACACCTAAGACCATTGCAAGACAAGCATGTGTGAAGTGATTGTTCACTTGATGTTCTCCTTAGGTGTGATAACGAATGCCATATTGCTGGGCATGATGAGTGCAGCTGTACGAATTCTGTATTCGTTCAGCTTCTCTTTGATGCCATTAACATTGGCATTCTCTACTGCTGCCGCAGTGTTAATCAATACAGAAGCAATGTTCTTCCTGATGTGTAATGCAGTCATGGTGTGGTGTTGAGCTTTGGAATACAGGATGTTGAGTCCTGCAAGAAACCCTGATTGCTCAGGGCTTGATGCAGAAATCAATCTAGGTGTCTAGTGCACCCACTTGACAATAGTTATAAAAGTCCACAAGTTCTGCGTGTAGTTCTGACACGCCCTGTGGAACGCCACCTCCAAGAGTACGGACGGAACGATCAATCCAATCTGGACTGCCGTCCCATCCATCTACCTGTTGTTCATAGTGAAGTTGAGTAGACTCACCTCCATACCACACAACACGGTCGGTGGCATTGACTGTGGGTTGATAAATAAACATGTTGAGTTGAGCTGGTGGATACAGGATGTTGAGTCCTGTTGAGGGGCCGTGTGGCCCCAGAGCAGGATTCAGAGTACCAATGTACTGTCCAACTTCATCATCTCATCAAAGGTGAGGAGCTGAATGTCGTTATGTCCCTGGATCCCATCATTTAACTCAGGTGAGTTATAAATGTGATCCAATTGTGCAGCTTCTTCCAAAGCTTCTTGGTACTCATTAGCTGAGTATTGACGGTACTGTTGACCGTTAAGAATAATGAAATACATCACTTACGAAGTTTGTTACGGATTAAATCAACAGCGCAAGGCGCTATAAGAATTAAACCAATGATCGTAATCACAGGAAACTCCTGTTGTGCGGTGCCCATCTCCGCTGAGGGCAATACTGAGTGGGGGATTCGATCCCCCGGCATCACGCCTGGTACTCAGAACGGAATGTCATCCCATGACGCAGGATGCTCTACCTTCTCCATGTGGATGTTGTCAAGACAATCATCCTCCCAGCGCCATGCACACATACAGGCTTCTTCCTGTGTGGCAAAGAGGCGCTTCATGGTGTAATCACCTTCGTCAGCTGTAACTAACCAATAAGTCATGGTGTCAATTGCAATGGAATGTTCTGCGTGTTGCGGATGCGCAGCCCCCGATTAATCCCGACCTCTAACGTCGGATATTATGTGGCTATACTTTGCGCCACCGTCTTATATGTAACTACAGCGCCAGAGAGCGCAATTCCCCTCGCATGTGAGGAAATCCTGACATTTCATGGGGAAAAAACAGGTGTTGAGGGCTACATAAACCCCTGGTTGCCCAGGGGAAGAGGTAACCGTCAGCCTACGCTGTGGATAACGACCAACTTCAGTCCTTCCTCGTTCTGATAAATGCGCATGCTCAGCTTATCGCTTCGCATGTCACTTACCACTTGGAAGAGATACTGTGGTTGGCATACTTGCCTGACGTCGGAGTAAGGAAACGCTGCGTGCTGAAACTCCTCGATCGCCTGGTACGCATACTCCACATACTGGTGGAATAGCTCGGCATTCTCAGATGTAGGACGCTCGCCTACCTTACGACGCCAGTCGTACTGCCAACGCTTGGTCTTCTGTGCTTGCATTGAACTAAACGCGATGGTACTCTGCGTGTTACGGATGCGCAGCCCCCGTTCAATTACTTACCTACCCCGCTATTCTTTTTTTTCTTCCCGTATTTCACTTCGCGAGGGGTGTTGTAGAAGCGTCAGGTAATTTTTTACCCTTTTTTGACCTATATAGGGCGCTTTTGTTGAAGTAAAACCGAAACAGTGTATGTATTTATATAGTTTTACCCAAGTTTTGATACAAAAAAAGCCGGGGTTTTATCCCCGGCTGACCTTTAATTTGTGGTTGTTTTTACTTATTCAACTTTTATCTTTTGCTTTTTTAGCTGCAACTGCTGCATCAAAGTAATTTTCAACGTCTGGCCGTTGTTTTGCCAATTCTTTCCTGGCGCCAATCGTAAATTTTTGTACATCCAACGCATCTGCCCCACTTTCCGCCATTTTTTGCGCTTCATTTGCAATTGCATCTATTGCAATAACGCGTTCTGCACGATTTTTAGGGTTCATTTCCGTCTTGCGCCCTTAATCAAAACCAAGTTTGTCTTTCTGTTACTACTTTAACGCATGTTATTGCGTTTTTATGACCTAAAATTAAATCACAAAGATGTATAGCAAACCATACAGTAACTATGGCCCTGGCACCTGCAGATTTTTATGCGTATAGCCGTGCAACTGGAGTGCCAGTGCCAGAAGATCCTGAAGAACGGGCTGAATTAGTGCCTGATGTACTTGAATTTCGTCGCAATCAGCTGCGTGCACCACAACAAGAGTCAAATCTCCCTGGAATCCTGGGACTTGCTGCTCTTGGACTCAGTGCTTTAGCTGGTGGTGCATATTTACTCGGTGGTCGTGGCACTAAGACGCGTCAACCAATTCCTTCTTCACCACGTACGCCTAAACCTAGCGATATTTACGTTGCTCAAGCTGCAACTCCGCCGTCTGCAGAGGTGTATTCCAAGCTTGAGCAGGAAGTTAAACCATCAAAGGTTGCAACGCCACCTGCCGCTATCCCACAGGCCACAGTCGATCTAAATGCCTTTATTAATGATCCGGAGTTTCAAAAACGTTTAGAACTGCAAGAAGCTGAGGAATATTCTTTAACACCAGAAGCACAAGCTGAAATGAGGCGTGCTGCTCGTGTGGTTCAGGGTGTTGAATCACAAGAAAAAGCACGTGCCAAAAATGTTCTTCTTCAGTTGCGTCGCGATGAAGAAACTGCAGCTATTCCTCAAGCAACTGTTGATCTTGAAGTTGTTGCTCAACAAAACCAAGCAAATGACACTGGCATTGACCAAGCAGTTGCACGTGTTACAACACAACCTGCACAACGTGACCTTAATTTTACAAAAACAGGTTTAACTCCAAGACAACAAAAAATAATGTTGGAGTTTGGCGGTGTTGCTGCTCCAGCAACTGAACTCAATACTTCAGAGGCCACAGAACAACGTGCTGCATATCTTGCTCAAGAAGCGCTTGCTGCTCAAAAAAGTAAAGCTCCTACTAATGCACGTGCGTTGCAAAAACTTGGTCCTCACTTTGGTTTAACACAAGAAGAAATTTTCCATCGTATTTCTGCATCTGCAAGTGACTATCGCCCCGGCACCATGGACCAAATGACGCAGCTAGATATTGCTGCTCTTTTGGATCCAGAAGTTCCTACTTCAGCTGTTTCAGATCTTCTTGGGACAACATTGTCTGAACGTGGTGGTCGTGTTGGGCGCAATTTAACTTATGAAGTGCCAGAAGCGGGTGGAGGCATGACCGGTCGTGGAGATGTAGAAGTAATTGGTGAATTTGGTTCAGACGTTCTTGCGTATAATCCACGCACTGGAAATTATGATATTGATCTTTCTCCGGATCTTGAAGCTATTAATACACAACGCGGTCGCACCAGTGATTACGATACCAATGCTGCTGATTATGGAGATGTTGAGGGTCCTGGCGGGTTTGTAGAAACCCGTGCATTTAAAGAGCGCACAAACAAAGGAACAACAATGGTTCCAGGACAAGTGTCTAATGCAGAAGCCATGGCATCTGGTTCACTGCGTCAAGAACGTGAACTTGATGTTGTCCTTCCTACACGCATGACTTTGGAAGGGGATGTTGCCCAAGGTTTCTTTATTGATCCTGAAACAGGGCGTTTAAGATTGGAAGGCGCGAGCCGTCGAATTGGTACTCCACGGCAAGGTGTGCTTGAAACTTCAGACATTAATGTTGAAGGTTCTAAATTGGTTGGTGGTTATCAACCTTCTGTTCCTCATGTTTCTAATGCAGTCTCAACTCAACCTTTGACTGCTTATAGAGACAAAGTTGTAAAAGGATCTGATAATCGTTTATATGAGACATCAGGTCAAGAAGTTGTAGGCGAGGAACCTTTGGTTGGTTACCGTTTAACTAAACTTACGAAACCGGATGGCACTCTTCTTGGTTACCATAAACTTGGCAGTGAAAAACTTACAAACTTAACATTATCTCGCGAAAAACTTCAAAGTATCATTGAACAAGGTAACGATCTTTATTTCAATAATTCCACAGCTAAAAAAGCTTATTTCGAGACACATAATCCAGCCGCACTTGCTACTGGCATTCAATCCGGACAACTGTTATCCGAGATTGGCACGCCTCTTGATTATCAGGGGTTTTTAATTCAGCACCTTGATAATGCACTAATAAATCAAGGAATTGATCTTCCTGTTCTTAAACAACAAATTAGTAAAACAACTGGCAATCCTTATCATCCAGCAGCTGCTCATGCTTTTGTAACTGATTTGCGCAAAACTACAAAAGATACACCTGTCTATGGAAAACCTTATGCTTTAGATCCAGAAGGAAAACGTATTGTTAAACGAGATCCAAATACTGGTAAGGCCATTTTCCAAGGTGGTTACGTTCAATACGAAACAGAAAAGGGAGAGCCTCGGCCAATTCCAGGGCGTTACGACGTTCGCGGAGGAGGCGGTATAGATCCTATGACCGTTGGTGATGAAGGAGCTGATGTTGACGTAGCGTTTTTTGCTCCCCGCGTAGACACTGCGTCTCAACGTAAAGTTATGCAACAAGCCAAAAGTCTTGGCATCCCTGCCGCTGAAATAGTTGGAGCAAGCAGTACTCCTCTGGGAGCCCAAATGGCACAAATACGTTCTGGCATGGAAACAAAACCGGTTGGTTTAAAAGTGCGTTCTCCAGGTTCTTTTGCTCGCACTCAAAATCCATATACAGGACAAGCCGCCGCTGCCATGGGACCTGCATCGCGTGTTCTCAGTGGTGATTATCAATATCCTGAACGACAACTTCAAATTAATGTGCCTTCTCCAAGTTTGGTAGAATTAGAGTATCAACCAGGGGCTTCCAATATGGAAGTGGTAATGAAACAACTAATGGCGCAAGCTGGTCGTCGTGCCGGTAAACGTCGTAATCGTTAACTATGGCTGAAGAAAAAAAGAAAAATAAAAAGTGGATCCAGAGCATGGATATGAAAGAGGGTGCATTTACGGCTAAAGCTAAACGTAAAGGCATTACCTCTGCTCAACTCCAGGAGAATGTTCTTGCAAATCCAGATGAATACGACGAAAAAACTGTTAAACAAGCAAACTTACGTAAAACGTTAGTAGGATTACATAAGAAGAAAAAATCCAATAAGTAATGGCTAAAGATCATCGCCTGGCGCTAGACAGGTATATTGATTACACCAAAGATCCGTTTGTTAAAAAACGGAAGCTTAACTTTGATGACTCGTTTGCTTCTAAAGCTTCCACTGGTGCTGCACCGTGGATGCCGAGTCGCTTTGAACAGTCCGACTTATTGCGTCGAATTCAAACTCGCAAATTATCTTTAAACCCCAGTCTTAACTTTGTTGGTGATCTACCAGAGCAATACGAAGTATTTGCCAATATTGGACGTTTTGTACGCAATGAAAGCTACGACTTTAACGAAGGTCGTCCTTTGACGCCATTGAGACCAGAAGAACAACCTGGGTACTCTCCTATTTGGATGGATGCCTATCGCATTAGCCCAACCATGAATCCAGACAAAAAAACAACCAATCCAATGCCTCGTGTTGCCAACCCAGATCCACGGGGTTACATGATGGCTGCCGCTGAAAAACGTGCATTAAATGAGACTGAAGACAATCGTTCAGTTGCTCAACTTTTGGAAAATAAAAACAACACAGATAAAACTTTAACTAAAGAAGAAACAAATAAAAAGGGTGAGCCAATTAAAAATCCAGAATCAGCATAGTCTTATAATAAAAAGAAAAAGATATCATGGCTGCAGGGGTAGCATTTGGACAACTACTAAAACAAATTGCTGCTCCTGCTTTAACCAGTGGGGCACTTAGCGGTTTTGTATCCCTTCTTGGTGGCGCTTCACCAGGACAGGCAGCTGCATCTAGTTTGTTGGATACAGCGGCTTCTGCTGGATCTATTGGCTTATTGCGTAAATTACGTCCCAAAAGCTACTCAACTCAACGAATTAAAGATTTAGATACCGGTGAAGTCAATACAGTTAATAAAACTAGCAAGCTTGAAACTCCCTTAAATATCGCAGCTTCTCTTGGTACAAGTTACGTTACTGCTCCACTTATTTATGGTGGACAACAAGAGCAAATTGAACAACAAATTCTTCAGCGTTCTTTAGTAAACAACCTGCCTCTCGAGCAGGAAATTGCATCTTTATCTCCTGGGACACAATATCAATTACCAGAGGCTCAATTTCAACAGCTATTAAATCAAGTTCCCAATAGTTCTTGGATGCAACACTTAACACCGCAAGAGCAAGAAGAGTTAATCAGTGCTCTTAACCCACGGATGATGTGATATGTTTCAACAGCTTTTAAATACAATCGGCACTGCAAAAGACGAATTACTTGAAGGTGCTCGCAAAAGTGCAGAAGCCAGCAGGAAAGCTTATCTTGCTGGTGAACGTTATCCAAGTATCCTGAAAGATATTCCTGGTGTCAGTCAAGCAACTCAACAAATTCGCGGCACACGCGACGTTTATCACCAACAGTTAAATAAGTTGGGCGTTTCCATGAAAGAAACGCCGGTTCAAGCAGTTGGTGCGTTTGGAGCACGTCTGCTCACCGATCTAACTAATGATGGCACCAGGGGCATTTATTGGCGTTATAACCACCCTCTTGCCATCATGGGTGCTGCATCAGAAACGGCTATCGGCAAAGAAGCTTACCGTGCCCTGGGACCAACAAAAACAGGTTTGATTACCGCAGGCATTGCAATTCCTGCCACTGCGCTTTCCGGTGCTTACAACATCACAAATCCAGGGGAAATGTTTAGGCCCAAAGGGTTTGCTCAAACGTATGCAGAAGAAGGTTCCGAAGATCGACGTGAAACAACTCAACCTGTTACAGAATTGTTTGAACGTTTTTTCTTGGGACGTACAGGACGTCCTCTAAAGTATGAAACAGCTCAAGAAGAAATTCCTTCCTTAACGCCAGAACGCTACGGCAATTATTTGCGTAACTATTACCAGGACAAGGGATTTCTTGGTATTCTTAAAGTAACGCCTGAAAATCTTGAAGGTGTACCAGAGGCCCGAATGCTTGGATATCCAATTACAATTCCATCTGTTACCACTGCGATCGGTGGAATTGCCGGCGCCGGAGCAGCTATTCGTACTGCACCTCTTGTTAAAAATGCTTTCCGCCGTGGTTTAGCGGGTGCGGTAACAGGCGCTGGAGCTGGTGCAATTTTAGGTAACTTGGCCAATGCAGCACTTGCAGCAAAACCAGCAGAACAACAGTTACCAACTACTGCTCAGTACGAAGCGATGAAACCGCTGTAACACCTTTGTGTTTAGACTGATAAAATTAACTTACATAAAAGAATAGAAAAAATGGCCGTTAACTATGCGTTTCCAATGGAAGGGATGATGGGACCATCAACTCCCATTGATCGCATCACTGCAAAAAACAGTATGTTTGGGGTCAATGTAGATCCAGTTGCGGCTGCAACTCCTGCTGCTAATAACCAAACGCGTGAACAACTCAAGCAAAAACTTCAACGAGGTGCTCAGGGTGCTCAGGCTTTTTTAGGTAAGTACGCCATTCCTGCTCTTGGTGCAGCCTCTTTGATCCCTGGTGTAACAACTGCTCTCTCGGAGATCAACGAAGGCCGTCCCACAGGTGCTCTTGGCGCCTTGGCTCCAGGCGCCCTTAGCGCGGTTGGTACAGGCCTTGCAATGATCCCAAATCCCATTGCACGTGTTGCTGGCGTTGGTTTGATGGGCCTTGGTGCGCTACTTCCAGGTGCGGCTGCCTCTGGTGCTGAATCTGCCCGTCAATCTTTGACAGGTAAACCAACTAAAGGTAAAGAGCAAGAATTCAGTACCCAGATGGCCATGCGTGGCCAGTTAATGAGTCAAAACTTGGATAGTTTAAATCGTGAGCTTGCAATTCGCATGCAAGCCACACAAGATTTAACGACATTCCAAAATCAAGCCATGCTGCAGCAATATAAAGCTATGGCTCCAGAACTTGAAAAAGCCAAGATGAATGACTTTGCACGTTATCAAACTGCAATGGCTCTTCAAGGTCAAATTCAAGGTCAGCTTGGTGTTCTTGCCACTGCTGGTGCGATGGCACAACAAGGACAAGCTGGTAATTATGGCTTAGCCCAAACCGCTTTAACAACTAATCCGTATGCAGGCGCCACAATCCAGGCCCCTCAAATTCGCTTTGGGTGATAAACATGGCTTTTAATTACGGCGGAACAATTAATACAGCTGGTTTTGGGCAAAGTGCTCTTGATCAAGAAGAGGAAGATTATTTACTGGCAAACACAAATAAACTTTCTCAGTACGCAAAAACACTCAAAGATCTTGGCATTGATTCCAACATTGCTGGGTTGTACGCTCTTACCAAACTAGAAAAACCAAATACTAAAAAACAACTTGAAGAAATTCTTGGTATCTTGGGACCCTATCAAAAGGAAGTGGCACGAGAAAACCAGCGTCTTGGGATGGAGTCTGCATTATTTGCAAACTTCCTTGATATGCCTAATAAATTCTCTCGTGCAATGGCTGCTCAGCATTATTATGTTCCTGAGACATTGCAAGCAATTTCTCAAACGGTTGGGCGCCCTTCCTCCTTCTTTACTCCCCGTCAATATGTAAGTCTTTGATCATGAATTATTTCTTAGATCCTTCTTTTGCAATTGATTCGGCGGGTGCTTTTGATATTGGCGGGGCTTTAGCTGATAGTCCGTTTGGCGGCACTGACTTAAACGTCGGTGGTTTTGCTGGCACTGACTATGGATCCTTTGGTGGTGGACAAGGTTTGTTCCAGGGTTTAGGTCCCATGATGGCCCTAAGCACGGGTGCAAACTCTGTTATGGCTGGCATGCAGCAGGGTGCCATGAATAAATCTCTTGCCAATACCTATGAAGCGCAGAACGCAATGTTCGGCGCTAACTTTGGCCAGGGAATGCTTGCACAAAATATTGATCGTTTTCGTTCTTTAAACGATCCCATTCGTGCTGCACAAATCCAAGCAAATGCTGGTCCGTACCGTCAAGCTCGTTTGCGTGAAAACTTGCCAGCGTTAGCGGGTAAATATGGAGACTTTGGTGCTTTTGTCGCTTAAATTATTGTCAGTTAAAATAAAAAAATAGACGACATCGGATAAATGGATCCGTTTACAATGGGTGCACTTGGCTTAGGCCTTAGTGCAGGAGGATCATTTTTAGGGGGCGCTATCGGCGGCAGTGGTGTGCCTACCTATGAGCCGTCACCGTTAATGACGGCGTTAGAAGACTATGGTATGCAACAAGTTGTTGCTCCCAAATCAACACGTAAAGCCATTAAAGCTGAAGCTAAAACATATACAGACCCTGGCTCCAGAGAAGCATATCTTCAGTCGCTGGCAGGTCGTTATTCTAATTCTAAATTTATTGATAAAGCTCTTCGCCGTAGTTATAAACAACCAATTGATTGGGAAGGCGGTCCATATCGCGAGTTTGCTTCCCAAGCCTATGGAGAGCAAGGTCTAAATCTTCCTGAGTCCGATTTTCAAAATTTAATTAATATTGCAAAATCTCAAAATATCCGCAGTCCTCAAGCATTTAGCACTGAAGTTCGACGCTCATTACTTGCATCTGGTAAAGCAAAAACACCTTACGACATTGCCTGGGAATCACAATATGGAAACATGCAACGCAATCCAGATGGCACACTAAGGCGCGGCATGGTTAACTTTGATCTTGCCAAAGCAAAAGAAATTTCTCAATCAATGCTTGGCAGCGTGCTCGGCACAACTTAATATTAATTAAACTTAAGAACGCAAATAGAGGTTAACATGGGCATTAAAAAAGAGATCAAACAAGCCGAAAAAAGTGGCGGTGAATTAACAAAGAAAGAAATTAAACAGCTTGCAGCTCAGTTTGATGTTCCCAAGTCGGAAATTAGAGAGCGTGCTGCAAACAACGCTTACGTATCGCCTGCTTCATCGTCAGTAGCTAATCAGTCTGTTTATTCGCCTTCTCAAACTTCTTCTTTTGATTCTGTTCTTAATAATACAAGCTCTTCAACTCAAGTAGGGCCTTTTGATCTTGGTTATGCGTCTACAAATCCTTTAACGGCTACCATTGACGGCACCACAACTCCAGGTCAAGTTGATTTTGCAACACTTCAAGCTGCAACTGGTTTTTACGGAAAAGGCGTTGATAAACAAATCGAAGAAATTAGGCAGGCAGGTGCCACCGAACGCCAAAAATTAATCAACGAAAATAATCTTGCAGTTGGAGCACAAGAAGTTCAAGGTAAGTTGGACGTACAGAAAATTGTTAATTCAGGTTATCGTGAAATGCAAAGGATCAAGCGAGGCTCCGAGATGTTTAGTAGTCTGATGGGCGCCTTTAATTTTTAATTACAGGCGTTAAAATATAGTTGTAAACCTTTAGGGTTAATAATGGCTTATTCTTTTACGCAGCCAAACCGTGGTGCCATTCCTTCCGTAGCTTCCTTAACTCAAGGGGGGATGGGCGCAGCTGAAGCCCAAGAGCTCTATAACGAACTGCAAAACCGCGAATACGGCGGTGGCATGTCTAAAGCTGAGCTTCAAGACTTTGACACATTAATTAATCGTCTTGAGTCTTCCAAGCTTCGTCAAGGTGCCCAAAAAGGTCGTCAAGTTCAGCGTCAAACTGTCACTCAAGGCCTTGCCAATATGATGGCAAACTTCTAATCAATGGATTCTAAAAATTTAGATTCTGGTGAAACAACAGATTTACGCCGCTATCAACAAGCGGCGGATGTTGCTTATCGTTATGCAAAGCAAAAGTATAGCGATAAAACGAAAGAAAAAGACACAGCTGATAAAGAGGAGCCTTTTGACGCTGTGTCTGAAAACAAATAAGAGTATTTATCATGGCGTATGAAGATCCTGGAGCGTTTGACTCTCAGCTAAATCCCGATCCATATGATTTATTATTTGATGAGGACAAAGCTCGCAAAGCCGCGTCTGCTGTCAAGATCTTCCAGGATGTTTCCGTTGGATCCAGTAAAGAAAAGATGAGGGAAGCTGGTGCACAAGAACGTGAAACCGCAGCACAAAGGCAAGAGTTCAGTCAGTCGGACGAAGCCAGAGATTACGCACAAGCCCAAAGAGCTTATCGATATTGAGATCTTCGACCAATGGGTCGAAAATCTTGATGCACCAACAGAAGAAACATTCAATGCTTTTTGCAAAGATAATTACTCTGTTATTGAGTGTTATCTCTACGCCCGGTTTCTTGGCTATGGTGGCAGCATCTCCGGTTGTGATCTTTGGGTACAAAGTCAATATCCAAAGCCCGATCACCGTTCTGTGCTTTTGAATGAAATTGTTGAGATGCAGGAAGATATTCGTAAATTAAGAGAAGACGTTGATAACGGCATTGTTAAACGTGATGCAGGCGTGGCGCGTATTGCTTCCATGCAAAAAGAACTCCGTGGAACAATCGCTCAGGTAGAATTGTTTACATCGACCAAAGATCGCAAAGGCCTGCTTATGGCTGGAGCTGATCGTGCTATTCGTGAATTGTTGACTATCTTTAAGGATGACCCAATTGAGGTCCCCCTTGAGGAAGCAGCAATGAGCGTATGGTCTCACATGCAACTTGAAGAGTAATGAGCCAAACGCCTCAACAACCTCAATATGGAGAAAATATTGCAGGTAGACTATTTGATGTTGCGCGTCAACTTCAAAAAAATCGCGAGCGGTTGTTTCATTTCCAACGGCCTAACCCTGTTGTTGACAAAGTTGCAGAAGGTCAAAATGTAATGAATGCCTTAATGGCAAGCAAACAAAATGAGCAAGAACAAAATGCCGCCCCAGCTCCTGGAGCACTTCAAGAAAAAGGAAGCGAAGAACGAGGACGGCAGCGAAATGTCGGACAAGCAAAAGCACAAAGCAGCCCTGGACAAGGCACGTAAATATAAAGAACAAAAAGGTAAAAAACCAACAGAAGAAAAATAAGTTAGTATTCAGTAATCATTGAATACTTCTTGTTGTGCCTGCATATCAACATCTTGCATATCGGCGTAATGCACAAGCTGCTGCACGCAGGCAACAAATCAGGCCACAACGCAACCTTGAGTCTTTAAAAAAAGCTCGAGAAGACTTTGGCTTTTTCTGTGATTATGTAGCTGACAAACCACCAGCTTCACATCATAAAGAGTGGCATCGGCACTTTGTCACAAACGAAGATAGTTCTTGTCTATTAAAGATTGCTGGTCCCAATATTGATCTTCTTGCTCCACGGGGCTCAGCTAAATCCACAATCCTGGGCTTGTTTACGGCATGGGCTATTGGTATCCATACTCAAGCCAAGAAACCACTACAGATTCTTTACCTCTCTTATACGGTTGATATTGCTCGATCCAAGTCGGCAACCATCAAGCGAATTATCGAAAGCAAGCGATATCAAGAAGTCTTTCCTTCAGTACGTCTTCTGAAAAATGTAACCAGTAATGAGTACTGGTCAATTGACCACAAATTTGCTGGCATCGATGTAACCGGTGAAGAACAGTTCACACTCTGTGCAGCTGGTCTTAAAGGCTCCGTGACCTCCAAACGAAGCCAACTGATCATCATTGATGACGCCATCAAATCTGCTGCAGACATTGCGAACCCTGACATCAGAAAGATGATGCAGGAGAACTGGAATGCGGTGATTGCTCCCACCATGTTTGAAGGCGGACGAGCAATCTGTCTTGGTACCAGATTTCGTCATGATGACATTCACGCCACCACATTCAACGAGCAAAACAACTGGACGCAGATTGTTCTCTCTGCTTTGATCAACGATCCCAAAACAGGGGAGGAGATTTCGTACTGGCCTGAGATGTGGTCCGTTGATTACCTCAGGGAGAAGCGCCGGCAAGCACCGATTGCTTTCTCATTCCAGTACATGAATCAAATCGTCAGACAAAACGAGCTGTCGTTGGCACCAGAACTTCTTATCAAAGCGGAAATCGCAACGGAGTTTGATGCGCTTGGTATTGGGGTTGACTTATCCGCTGGCACTAAAGAAAAAAATGATTACACCGTGATGGTTCTTGGTGGTCGCATTGGCGACCAGATACACATTATTGATTACCGTCGTATTCGCGTGATGGGTAATCTTGAAAAACTAGATGCCCTCAAAGAGCTTCTTAACGATTGGTCTGTTGTCGGCAAGGATGACAACGGTAATTATTTCCCTACTTATTCAACGTGTGACATCTGGAGTGAAGCGGTTCAGTACCAGGCTTCTCTTGAGGCTGACTTTAAACGTGTCTGTTTAAATAACGAAGGTCTCTACAACTTAATTTGGCATCCTGTCAAAGGATTCCGCGCTGATAAACTTGCACGCTTCCGTGGCATTATGGGCATGTTTGAAGACCGCAAAATTATCTTTAATCGTTTCCGTAATTTCACAACGTTATTCGATGAGTTGACTAACTTTGGTGTCAGCAGTCACGACGATTGCGTCGACGCCTTGGTCTGGCTTGTTACCGGTTTAGCACGCAAAGGTCAATTGCATCTTGATTACTGATTTTAGAATAAGAAAAAAAGCAGTATTTCAGTGGGACCCGAGTATTTAGCTATTGGTCTAAGTGCCATTATTTCTGCGGTCACAGGCGGATCGTGGGTAGCCAATAAGATTTTGAATCGTCAAACTGATCAGATTCAACAAGCCATGAGTTATACAAGTTCGCAAAAACGTCGTATTGATTTACTTGAAGATCAAATTAACCGCATGCCACTTGACTACGTCCTTAAGGTTGACTTCTTAAGGGAAATTCAAGAAATGCACGACAATTTTCGCGAAATCAACAATAAGCTTGATAAGCTTATGGAAAAGCTTTTGTCAAAATGAGTTACATTCTTGAAGTTCAAGAAGACGAAAACGGAGATTCGTATATTGTTCTTCCTGATGAAGTAATTGAAGAGCTGGGCTGGGAAGAAGGCGATGTACTTGAGTGGGATGTTCGTGGCTCTGGAATCATCCTGACAAAAGTAAATGACGCCAGCGGATATGAAGTCATAGAAGAGTAAAATAAAAGGATTGAAGAGTGTAGGGCATGTTTTACGCAGGCGAATCAAATGTCCCTGGCGCACCAGGTAACTTAATCGCGGGTGGCAATGTAAATTGGCAAATTAACCGATCCCCAGGTGCGCTTGGTGGGCGTTCCGGTGAACAGCTAAAGCGTTTATACGAAGGCGGAACTCAACAAAATCAACAGCTTAATGATGAGTTGATGAGGCGTGGCATTATGCCTGGTGGCCCACAGCTGCCTCTTGCGTATCAGCAATATGGCGGTCAAGTTCCTATGGGAAACGCCGGTTTTTTTGCGGGTCCTCAACTGGGCCAAACAATTCCAATGGGCTTTCAAAATAAATACGTTTCTTGAAACTGTTAACATTAAAGAATAAAGAACACGAGTAATGGCAGACGCTAAAGCCCGGCTTCAAGAAATCATTAATGCATATCTGGATAAAGACAGCGATATCGTTGTTGATACGGGCATTGTTGCGTCCCATATTGCTCAGATGAAACTCTTTGGCATTCGTCAAGGAGTTGAATTTTTTCCGTCACAAGATAACTTCGGTGCACAACGCAAGGACTTTCTTGACCGTGTGTTGAAGTACAACAAGATGGATACACGTCTGGATTCCATCTGGGAATACTTTTTGTGTGATGGTAAAGGACTGTTTTATATCCGACCTACACAACAAAATTATCGCCTTTACTACTTTCGTGAGCATGAATATCGCACCTATTACAACGTTGATGGCGAGCTTGATGAAGTTGTAATCATCTACAGCTATAAAATACGCCGAGCCAACGGTTTTGGTGATCAGTTAACAACGACGAATTTAACCGGCAATCAAAGCACATATAGCCCCGGAGCAAAACGTTATATTCGACTGTCAATTAAAGCAAGGGAAATCGAAGAAACTCACTCCGATAGTGAAATTTCTTTTGAAATGCCCAACTACGCAATGCCTGGGCAAACAAAACAATTTAAAAACAGTTTAGGTTTTATTCCCTGCGTTGAGATTTTTAACAATCCCCAAGGCTTCTCGTTTGAAGGCGTTGGTGAATTCGATGCAATGGCGAATCATATTTGCACGCATGATGAATTAATGCGCACCATGCGCAAAAACATTACATTCTTTGGCAATCCGACTCTTCTTTCTTCCAGGCCAAAGACCGATCTTATGGAGTCGGGTGGTGACTCAGTTGTTCAGCGTCCATCTATTGCAGCGAATTCTGGTTTCACAAGTCCTTCTACATTAAGCCGTTCGATGTTTAAGGCTGATCCAGTCAGTCGTAGCATTGATGGTCAGATACGGGTTCCACGCGTTATCGCAAACCTGGAGCCTAACGACCGCGTTGGTTACATTGTTCCAGATGCAATCACTGGTGACCAAAACGCATTTGCACGTCAGTATCGAGAAGAAATTCGCACAGCTCTTGGTGGTGTTGATGAGCTTTCCATCTCTGCTGGCGTAACTGCAACTGAGTACAAATCACTATTTGGACGTGTGGCAGCTACATCCAAGAAAAAAGCAAATGCTATTTACACCCATGGCATTTGTCGTTGTCTTGAGTTAATCATTTACCAAGAAGAGCAGTTATTTAAGACAACACTTGCTTCTGCTGCCAAATTAGAAAAACCCCTGGATCTTGGCCCTAATGCTTCACCGGAAGAAGAAGCTGCTTATGAAGGAGCAATGAAGCAATACAACGATCAACTAAAAGAACTTATGATGGCCTGTGTGGAAACACAGCAAATTCCACCTAGTGTCATTGGTTTAATTCCAGATGGCGATGTAACAGTGTTATGGCGTTGGATGGGTCCTGTTTATGAGGATTCAACTCAAGATATCCTTAACAACTCCATTGTTGTCCGAAATTTACAGGAATTAGGTGTTGATAGCATTGAAGCATTGAAATACCTCTTCCCGTCCAAGACGGATGAGGAACGAGCCGAGATGTTATCTGGGTTCCCTTTCAGGATGGTAAACGAATTACAGGGTGCTTACTCTGCGTTTGCCAAGTTAGTGGGGGGCATGATGCAGACTCCCCACCCGCAAGCACCGGATCTTCCGATGGCTGCGGACCCAAGATTGGATTTAACGCCATATCTGTATCGAACTTTAGAAGCTCTACAAAAGGAGATGAGTTATGCAGGACGCTACCGTCCAATCGATCCCACAGACGAGCCAAGTCCCGGCAGCGGTGGCTCCAAGCAGCTACGTGGCTCCAGCTCCGACCAATTACCAGGCGGCGCCGAGCCAAGCTCCAGTGGCGTATCAGGTGGGTACCAGTTACCCCCAGGCAGTTCCGCAGGCGGCCCCCAGTTACCAATCAGCCCCTACGCAGTACGCCCCCCAATCCCAATCGGAGGCCAGCAGCAATCCATGGGAATCGGCGTTCAACAAGGTGGTGAACCTTCTGAGCGCACCAGTTCAATCCCCGTTCCAGGGTCAACCGTCAGCTCCGACTCCACAGTACGCACCAGCGAACTACGGCCAGCAACTCAGCAGCCCAGCTACGCAACAATCGGCGACGCAGACCTGGTCACCCAACCAGGCTTACTCGCCCAGCTCTTCCCAAACCTCCTCGATTCAATCCTTGGAGGACGTGGCCAATCTCCTGGAGTGGAGCCCGGAAACCCGCCACGTGGTAAACGCGTACGGGGTCGAAGCACCCGCAATTCTAAATAATTATGCTCTCCAGCTGGAAAGCATGCTGGATAGCGCCGTTGCTTGGGGCACCAAAGCCCAAGAAACGCTCGGCCGTTATGCAACGTTTGCAACCAACGAGCATCAAGAAAATCTGGCTTACAACGAAATTCTGACCAATCCTGATGTGCTCAGCGATTACACGCTGAAGTTCTTTGGTCCAGAAGGTCCGTACCCCGTGTACGAAAGCGAAGATCAACTTGAGACACGTGGTTATCCCACAGCTCCTGTTCAAGCTGCACTTGGTCAGTTCCCTGCTCCTCCTGCTGCAGCAGCTCCCCAGCAACCTGAAAACTTCTGGGGGACCTTTAAGCAGCAAATGGACATGGATCCCAGTAATGCCTGGCGCCTCCTGAACCAAGCTCAGCCTCAAGTTGTTGCAAACAAACTCTTTGTGATGGAGTGAGGCCATGCGTGGCGCTCTTAAATACGGTGTACCCATCGCTGCCGGTTTAGGCGTTGGTGGGTATGCCCTTTCTCAAGGTGAAGATCCAGGATCTGCCGCACTTGCTGCTGGTGCCGGTTTACTTGGCGGCGCCGCAGGTTTATTGGGAGCACGTGGTCTTGCTGGAAAATATATGCCAGAAGACGTGCAAAATAAGCTCCTTAATGCTGCGGTAAAAAATCGAGAAGGTGGCATGCGGCAAGCTGCTCTTTTACAAGCTGCAGAAGCAGCGGGTAAAGTAAACCCTCGTTCTTTAGGCAAAGCTGCCGCTGCAGGTCTTGTTCCCGCCGCTGCTCTTACCGCTGGTCTCGGTGGTGTGGCACTTGGAGCGATTCCTGGTTCTATGGGTGTTCCAGGTTTTGTTCAAGGTGGAGCAGTTGACCCTGAATCTTACGGTTCTAGTAACTCTACCGGCGCTCTATACAAGACGCCGACAATGCAGTATGTGTAACTTTTAAGTTCACCGTCTGCTAAAATTTTTGTTAGATAAGACACATGTGTCTTTATCTTTCACCCGATAAAAACACTGACACTGGAGGATAAACCAAGGTGTTTATTGATAGCTAGTTCAGATCCTGGTAGGTATGACCTTTCAAGATTTGGTAAATAGCTCCGTGATTGCAATCAAACTTTTCGGCAATCTTTCGATACGACAGACCAGCCTCTTTTAAAGCTTTGATTTGAATCACGTCATCCGAAGAAAACTTCCTTAAAGACTTCTTCGGTTTTCCTTTACTGGCAAAACCATTGTTCTTGTAACAACCCGTTGCCCAGGCCCTTGTTAAATTTTCTTGTTTGGTAACGATCTCAAGATTTTCAAGTCGATTATTTCTCTTGTCATTATCTTTGTGATCAACTTGCAGGGAAAAGTTACTGGTTCCATGAGAACGCAGATCTAATCCCAAAAAAGCAACAGCCATCAAGACATGAAGATGAAAACGTTTTCTCTTTCCATTAACAAGAACTGAAATACGGTCATAAACACTGGTGGAACGAATAAGGATCTCTTGAAAATATTCTTGATTATCGGGATCAAGTCGTTTTTCAAAAGCTTTTCCCTCTTCCGTTAAGTAAAGATTACCAAATCCAGGAACAAGCTTTGGTTCCATGTTGTTCATAAACAAGTTTCCAAAGCATAACATACCTCAACTGAACGCTCAACGTTGTCACCCCACCGAGCAATCGATGGGTGCAAACCGGATGAATTCAGGGAAGCCCTAACGTAAAGACGAGGGTAATCCTGAGCCAAGCCAATCAAGCGTGGTTGGAAGGTGCAGAGACTACTGGGTGTAACACGACCTTGTTACGTAATACCAGATTTAGCGTCCGGCATCCCACAGGGATGAAGAGATAGTCCACCCCTCTAAGAGACTAGAGACCAGGAGAACGATTTTCCAAAAATCTTAGGTGCGGAACTTTATCGTCCCCACCCTGCTTACATTGCCGAGATGGCCGTCGAGCCAGTGGTCGTTCATGACTTCACTCGTCAGCCTGGCCAAACAGTTCAGTTAGACCGCTATAAGTTCTGGGGGACCCCTGGCACCAAGGACAGCCGTGAGCGTATTGCCGATCAAACAATCGGTACCGCCAACAGCCGTAACATCACAAAGGAAAAGGTGTTGGTGGTGCTTAAAGAGTACACCGGCCCTGCTGATCCGGGTGATCCGACCCAGCCTAGCACCTTTAAGATTGCCCGCGAGACCCTGATCACGGCTCAGCGCCTGCTCTTGGACTCTGGCAACCTTAATATGTTCCACCAGTCGATCGGTAGCCTGACGCTGCTCGACGACTATCGCCGTTGGCGCGACCGGGTGTTCCTTGACGAACTCTCGAAAGCCGAAGCCAATGGTGCCGCTTCCACCACCCAAGGTGGTTACTACTTTGCTGGTGGTAAGACCAAGGATTCTTCCGGTCGTATTAAGTACGAAACCGCTGAGTACACTGCCGAAGTTCAGCAGTTCCAGGTTCGCACTGACCTGCTGACCATTGTTAAGGACCTGCGTAAGCGCAACGTCCCGACATTCGCCGATGGTCTGTATCGCTGCATCTGCGATCCTACCTTCATGATGCACCTGCGTCGTGACCCAGACTTCCGCGAGATCGCTCGTTACGCTGGTAATCCTGGTCAAGGCATGTACATGGGCAACCCCATGATGCCTAACAACGCCAGCTTCTA